TTATGAAAACCACCTCCGCCGCCCCTCGATCACACGGTCGAGGCGATCCGCCAGCCGGTTGATCGCCTCCACGACCTCGGAGCGGACGCCGGCGAGCGTCTCGTCGGTCGCAAACCTTTTGGCGGCTTCGATCTTGAATTCGGCCAGTTGCCTTTCGAGCTCGCCCGCTTTCTTGTTGGCCGCGTCGGCTGTTTCCTTCGCCGCTTCTGCCGTCCTCTTGGTCAGCGCCCAGGCAGCCGCCACCGAACAGATGGCGGTTATGAGCGTGAGGAGGATCGTGAGAGGCAGGGTCACTTCCTGCATGGTTACCTCTGTGTGCGGCGGTTCTGGACGGGCGCCTTCTTCTGCGCCTGCACCTGCCGCTCCTTGATCTGACCGGCCTCAAAGCCGCGCTGATGAGCGGTTTCGTCCACGTGCTGCCACGTGAAGAACGCGCCGATAGCAAGCCCCATGCACAAGAGGAGCTTTCGCCCCTGCGGATCCTGAGCCCATCCCGCGAGCACCTGAAGAAACAAATAGAGGACGTTCGTCGCGAAGGTGACGAGCACGAGGACGATCTGGCCGATGGGAAGGCCAAGCCACGACAGTCCGTTGAGCTTGCCGAGCCAGGTGCTGGCCGCGCCAAGGATCGGCAACAGCCACGGGAGCGCTTTCGCGATGGCGATCATTGGCGCACCTCATCCGAAGGGATGGCGCCCTGGTAGTCGTTATTGCGGTAGGCGTCCCTCAGCTCTGTCAGAACCCACCGGATCAGCAAGGCGGCGAGAATGAAGCCCGCCACGATGATGAGCGCCTTGTTGTCGGCGATTATCTGCCATACGCCATTCAGCGCAGAGAACGTGCCGGTGGCTTGGCTCGCCGCGTCCGGCAGAGAGGCCGCCGCGCCTCCGCCTAGGCCGAGCCACATGAGGATCTTCTCCACCCATGAGAGCTTCTTCGCGAGCGGATCCGTGGCCGTAAGCTGTCGCGTCTTCGTGGCGGATCGTTCTGCGGGGATGACAGACTGCGCGGTGTCGAGCGTATCGTCGTAGCGCTCGTACCAAACGCCTGCATCGCCCTCGAGGCCATGGTCGCGCTGGAAAGCAGCGATGCCGCGCGCGGAAGCTCGCCCGTGAAGACCGTCGACAGCGCCGACAGGATAGCCGAGCGCGCGGAGCCGAGCCTGCACCTGGCGGAACCGCGCGTCAAAGTAAGGAGCGGTGGTCGGCCGGCTTACGTAGCCTTCGGAGGCGTCGTCGCTCTCATCCGCGACGCGGCCCGATGCGATGGCGCCAGACTGCCACATCTTGACTTCCTCGCGCCGCCGGCGGGATAGGCCAGAAAGTTGCTTGCCGCCGGTCGTCCGGCTGAACTTCGGCAGATCTCTGACGGGGGCGTCGTAGTCGCCTTTGTTCAGGGCCTTGATGAACGAGGCTTGCTTGCTTCCACGCCGCCCCGTAATCCAGCCGGTGCCGACGTTATAGCCCCACGACACGAGCGCATCGAACTGGTTCTGGCTGAGCGGAACCCGCACCGCGGCGTTCACAGCGGCGGCCACGCGATCCACCTCAAGCCTGAGCTGTCGCTCCGCTTCGGCCCGCGTGATCTTTTCGCCAAGCTTCACCGGCCTCGTGAGATCCCATTTCGTGGTGCCCCAACCGATGGTCGGCACGTTCGCCGGGCAAAGATACGCGTTTGCGTAGAAGCTCTCGAAGCTCTTGATGAAATCGATGCACGCTTGTGATGGCTTCATGGTCATGTTTCCCCTCATTTCGGCAAGTTGATGGGGTCGCCGCCGGTCGGTTCCGGTGGCGCGTTCGGATCAATCTTGTCGTCTTTGGACGGCTTGGTTTTGGAGACGTTGCCGGCCGCGTCTTCCTGCTTTTCGTCGAAGAGTTCGGCCGTGATGTTCGTCGTGTAGCCGCCGCCAGGCTCGAAGCGGTGCGTGCAGCTCTTGATGCGCCAAAGCTCCGGGATGTAGGCGCGGAAGCTCGCCAGAACGAGCTTCGCCTCGGCCCGGATCGTCGGTTCGCCGCCCACCTGGCAGGAGAAGCCCGCCTTCCCGCGACTGGACTTGTTCTTGTAGGCCGAGACGGCGGCCTTCGCTTCGGCCTCGTTGTGGTGCGTGTAGCGCAGGTCGTGATAGGGCGCCTTGCCGATGGTGACAGCCTTGCGCTCGCTCGTCCGGATGTCGTGCCAATGCGCGCGCACGCCGCCCTTTTCACCGACGGCAGGGGTGTCGCTCGGCAGGTTGATGGTGTCGCCACCGTCCAGCTGATCGGACGGCGGCAAGCGGCTGTCGCCCGCCACCTTCTGATCGGTGCCCCCGCTCCCGCCCATGCCGGCGGCCTCGCCCGCTTCGTCGCGGGCGCTGTACTGGAAACGCCATTGCGAGCACATCGATTCCGTGAGCGTCACAACGGGCAGTTCAGCGCCCGTCACGCTCTTGCCGGTGCCCTTCTTCGCGACCGCGAGCTTTCCGTCGACAGGGCGAGCAACACCGTCATGCAGCCCCGCAAGGCGCGTTGCGAAGGCCATGTCGCTTTCGTTGTGCTGGTCGATGTGGCGAACGACGATACGAGCAAGGGCCGGGTCAACCTTCGGCTCGTAGCCGCTTCGCTCGGCCACCTCCTTCATGATCGCGGCGATGGTCTTCTGGTGGTAGGACTGCGTGCGAGGCGTGCGGTAGCTCTTCGGCATCTTCGCCGCGCGTCCGGTCACCGTGAGCGTGCGCGGCGGGCTCTCGACCGAGATGTCGTCAATGAGGTATGTGCCCATGTGGGCTTTGACGCCGTCCTTGTATCCGAGCAGCACCTCGATCGTCGTTCCGACAAGCGGGATTTCCACCAAGGCGCCATCGAGGAAGCGCGCGCGGTCATCGAGCTTGATGCTGACGCGGTCGCTCTTGTCCTCGGCTTCGTCGTGCACCTCCACGGACATGAGGCGGTCGGCGAGCCTGTCGAAGATATTCTCGCCGTTGCTGATGATCTCGCAGATCAGCTGCATCGCTACCCCCATATCCTGATGATGGGTGTGGCGGCAGGGCGCGGCAGATCCGGCAGGATCACGAGCGTCCCGGCCGGGAGCTTCGGCCCCAGCACGGCGAGGCGACGGTTGGCCTCGTAGACGCGCTCGACCGCGAGGGCTTGCTGACCCTTCTCGTAGTAGCGCCAGCAAATCTCATCGATCATGTCGCCGTTTTTGGTGAGGTACGTGTCGGTCATCACAAGCCCCCATCCTCGCCGTAGCTTTTGATTTCGAGCTTGAACTCCTGCTTGCGCGGCGTGCCGTCGGCGAAGAAGTGGGTTTGCGTCTCCTCCACGTTCATGATGACGAAGCGGCCGAAGATCTTCCCGGCGCCGGACACCAGCACGTGAGGCGTCCCCTTCGACGCGGCGGAGCGCATGGCGTCGATCTGCCGGGCCCCGCCCTTCCACGTGGGATAGACGGTCCCTTCAAGCCGGATTGTCGTGTGGCCCTGCCCGATGAACTGCATCGCCGGATGGCGGCCGATGCGCTCCTGGCTTTCCCAGCGATATTCATCGGTGCGCTGCAGGTTCGTGTACGCCGCCGTGTCTATCGAGAAGCGGTAAGGACCGAGGCCCATCATGATCGCTGCCATATCGCCTCCCTCAATCCGAAAGATGCGATTGAACAGCGGCGCGCTGCTGCGCGGCCTGAGCGGCGAGCGCGGAACGGATCGCGGCCTGCATCTCGGCAGGAGTGCCGGAACCGCCCTGCACGTTGATCGCGCCGACGTGCACCGACGCATCGATGCTTTGCGGCTTGTGGACGACGAGAGGCTCGGGGATCGTCAGCTTCTGCGCTTGCACCGTCCCGGCTTGAACCGTCTGCGTTTCGACTTGGCGAGATTGCCCGAACGGAACAGTCGGAACCTTCGGCGCTGTCATGGTCGACGCACGGCTCTCAGGCAGCGGGCTGAGCCACTCCGGCGGGCGTTTCACCCAATCGGGTGCCCAGTCCGCCCCTCGCCCTTCCGGCGCGGGGGCGACAAATGCAGGCGGTACGACTGAAGGCGCGGCTGGCGTTTCCACCTTCGTATCGCCACCCGTGATCCAGTCCGGCATCCAGGCAGTGAGTGCCGACACTTTCTCGCGGAGCCAGTTCTCGATGCGCGCCCAGCCCGCCTTCATCCCTTCCCACAGGGAATCGATGAGCTTCGAGCCCGCGTCGATCAAGGACACGCCCGTGAAGTATTCGATCACCGCGTCGATGCCGCGGGCGATGTGCACGAGCGGGTTGAACCCATGGAGCAGCTTCAACACACCGACGATGAAGCCCTGCTCGAAACCGGACGTCGCTCGGGTCCAGAGGTTGTCCCAGTAGGCGACGAACGCGTCCCATTTCTGGTAGAGCACATAGGCAGCGCCAGCGATGGCCGTGATGCCGATCAGGAACCAGCCGACCGGCGTCATCAGAAGCGCTGATGAGAGCTGAATAACGCCAGCCACCGCAAGCGCCAGCGAGCCCACGAACGGACCGGCAATATACACCCCAACGGCGATCATGGCCGCGTTCAGCGGCCCGCCGAGGAAGTCGATTACGGGCTGGATCCGCTGCGCCCAGCGCATGAACTCATCGCCAATCGCCGCAATGCGCTGGCGCAGATCGGAGGAGGGATTAAGGAGATCGCGCACGACGCGCGTGATCTTCCCCGCCCATTCTTCGATTTTTGTCTGGATGAGCTTGCGGTTCGCTTCGAGCCATTTCAGAGAGGATTCCGCCGCGTCGTTGAGCACGGGCAGCAGCTGCGCGCCGAGGCGGTTGCGGAACGATTCCAGGCGGCGCTCAAGCGCGTCGAGGTTCTCGCGATAGACGGCAGAAAAGGCCACGACGTCGTTGCCAAGGATGGTCCCGCTTTCGCGCGCTTCGACGCGAAGCTCACGGATCTGTGCGGCCGTCAGGCCGATCATCTTCAGCATTTCTTCGCCGCCGAAGAGCCCTTCCACAACCTTGATGCGGTCCATCTCCTTCAGCTTGCCGATGCGTTCGATGATCTCCGAGAAGAGCGCGGCCGGCGTCTGCATCTTCGCCTTCAACTCGCCGGCGCGGTATCCGAGCTTCTTGAACGCTTCGGCGCCCGCGCCTTCGCCCGTCTCCACGAATTCGAGCGCGCGGCGGCGCAGATCCTTCAGGCTCGCGGCCATCAACCCAGTGTCGACGCCGCTCTTGCGACCGGCATATTGAAGTTCTTGAAGCACCTCGGCGCTTATGCCCGCCGCCTTGGAGAGCTTGTCGAAGTCTTCGGACAGGGCGGAGACATGCTTGCCAAGCGATGTGGCTGCCGCGATCGCGCCGCCACCGCCCAGGCCGAGCGCCGCGATGAAGGCGCTGAGCCGCCCCATGCTCTGGCCGAAGCCGTCACGCACGCGGGCGAGCGCCTCGCCGAGGCGGCGGGCGGCTGCCGTCACGCGGTCGAGGCCGATGGCGCGCGACAGCGAAGCGAAGCGCTCCTGAATGCGCTGGATGCCCGCCGACACGCCATCGAGGAGCGTCAGTTTGACTTGGGCTTCAGCTACGTTCGCGGCCATCTTACTTCGCCTTCACTCTTTCTTCCGCGAGGCCCCGCCAGAAAAGAAGTTCCTGCGGGGTCAGTTCGAGCAGTTCGGACAAGGGCCAGTGAAAGACGGTCGCGAGATCCGCAATCAAGCTTGAGGCGGCTTCCCAACTCAGCGCCGAGGCCGCTTCTTCCCGATAAAACCCTCGATGATCGTCGCAACCCCCTCGATATCGGCGGCGTCCATTTCCTCGACGCCCTCGGGCGGCCAGCCGGACAACCGCGAGATCAGAAAGAACGTCTGCGCGCTGCCAGCGTCCTCGCGCTCGAGATCGCGGATGTCGCGCGCCTTGACGCGGCGCAGCTTGATTTCGGTGCGCTCGCTGCCCTCGAACGTGACGGGCACGAGGAGTTTGTAGATCGTCTCTTTGGCCGGTGCTGCCATGGCTTCCTCTACAGTCCGATGTTCGTGCGATGCGCCGCCAGTTGATCCACGCCGCCGATGGTGCGGATCATGTTGTCGATGTCGATTTCGCAGTACTCGACATCCTTCTGGCGGTAGCGGAAGTAGCTGAGGTCGACGTTCACGGTGCGCGAGCTCTTCGCTCCGAGCGTCCAGGCGGAGCTTTCCAGCCCGCGAAACAGCCCGCGCATATTGATGACCACCGGCTCCGCGTCAGAGCCTTGCGCCTGCACGGAGCCGCGCGCGACCACCGCCACGCCATCCTTGCCGAGCAAGGAAAGCATCTGCGGGCCGAGGTCCGAGATGACGAAGGAGAGCTTCAGCTCTTCCATGCCGAGCTCGATGCCGCGCGGCGCATCCATGCCGCCTGCGCGGTGCTTCTCGACCACGAAGTTAAGGGCTGGAAGCGTGATGGTGTCCGCCTTGCCAGCAAAGGACTCGCCATCGACATAGAGGTTGAAGTTCTTCAGCTGGCGCGGGAGAGCGATGAGAGCCATTACACCAGATCCTCGAGGTAGTCGTTGACAAGGTGCGAGCGGAACGTGACGCGCTCGGCCGGATAGGGCGGCGTGAAGTCGAAGTCGAAGACAGCGTGTCCATCAGAGATGCTGTCGGGCGTGTTCAAATCCGGGTTGGGCCAGCAATCGCCGCCGAGGATGGCACCGAGCGATGTGAGCGTGCGGAGGTAGGCGCGAACGCTTTCGGACACGTCATCGAAGTAGGTCTTCGTGATACCCCGGTCGACCGCCCACAGATGCGCGCGCAGGATGGAATCGTTGATCATGTCGGCGGTGCGAACCACGGCCAAGAAAGCGTATTTGGCGTCGGATGAAAGCGTGCGGTTGCCCCACAGCCGGTAGCCGTCCTCGCGAATGACGGTCGCGACCTTCATCTCGTTGAGGAGGTTCGCGCGGCTATTCGCATCGCTAAGAGCGAAGTCGATAGGCCGTGCGGTGCCGAGGATGCCGTTGATATTCTGGTTCGACGGCGACCACCAGAAGCCCCGATCATTGTCGCTCTTAGCGATGAGGCCCGCCACACAGGCGCTCGTCGGCACGTTGACGATGTTCGTGGCGCGCTGAACCTTGACGAACGGATCGACCAGATAGACGCGCTTCGACCCGAAGTCGCCCGCGTACTGAACGGCCGCTTCATCGGTGGTGTTCGGGCCGTCAGCGATGACCACCGCGCGCAGACGCTCGGCGATGCCGACGAGTTCGGCGACAACCGGGTTTGCAGACGGGCCGGTGACGGCCGTTGCGGCCGCGCCCGCGCCGTCGCCCGCGATGGCCACAGCAGGCGCGTTCGTGTAGCCGCGCCCCGGCTTGGTGACCACGATGGATGTGATGATGCCGCCGGAAATGACGGCTTCGGCTTCGGCGCCCGTGCCGCCCCCGCCCGTGAGCGTGACGGTCGCGTGCGTATAATTCGCGCCGCCGTTCGAAAGCTGGATGCGGTCCACGCCGACCGGCCGGTCGCCGGTGAAGCCAGGCGCGATCAGAATGCGCGGGGTGACACCGAGACGAGACTGAGCGCCGAGCAGCGCGTGCACGCCCTTGTAAGAACCATCGGGCGCAACGCCGCCGATGACGTTCGCTACCGTCTCGTCGCCATCATCGCCTTCGGCGACGCGGATGACGACGACAACCGCGCCGATCTGGTCGAAGATCTGGTCGAGCGCACCGGGCAACGTTCCAAGTCCAGTTCCGACCGTATCGAGGAGCGCAGCCTTGGCGCGCGAGCCCGCGATCTGCACCGGGGTGTCGAGCGGGAATTCGGAAAGTTTGGCATTTTCGGCGGTGCCGACGATGCCGATAACGGACGAGCGGACGGTGCGAACCGGGCGCGGGCCGTCGTCAATCTCGATAACCTCAACGCCGTGCAGAAAGTCCGTCGTCATGTGTCGACTCCAATAGTCCGAGTTGACACGGTGTAAACGAGGCGCGCGCGCCGCGCATTCCACGATATCGCTTAGAGCGTCGCGGCAAGCCGGAAGATGTTGTCGACCTCGACCGCGCTCTTGCCGAGTGCGCTCGCTACTGAGGCAACCATCGGGTCGTCTCGCTCGATCTCGCGGGCGAGAGCGAAATCCTCGCTCGCCTCAGAGTTCGCCGCGAGCGCCGCCTCGAACGCCTCCTTGAGGCCCGCCCGCCGCAGCGCGCGAACGAGCTGCAGCGGCGAGACGCTCGACGGCACCGGCTCCGGGATTTCGGGCGTTGGGGCGGGCGTGTTCCCCGCCGCCAGCCACTCCTGATAGCGCTGCCAGTCCGAATTCGCCTCATCGGCTGGTATCGCGGCTCCATCATCGCGGCGAACAGCACCGCTATGTGTCAGTGTATACATTTTATAGTTCCGCCGATAATTCAATGATCGCCTTATTATACGCCCCCAATACTTTGGTGGTTGGCGGCCAAATCACAACTCTATCACTAAATACCTCCGTATTTAGCACAGTAGGGCTGTCCCAACTCGACGCAGACGTGGAAACGACGCTGAGCACAGTGGGTGCCGCCCTCATCTGTATGGGGACAGTTACCACACACCCGCCGAACGCGGTTGCGCCGTTAGATAGTAAATTCGCGGGCACAGTTGAGTAGTACCGTGCCGCCAGCGTTTTCTCTATTGCGGGGTCGCGCGTTTCCGGAGGTGGCGGGGCGCTATTCGGCCCCGTCGCAATACCCGGTGAGGCGCGGATATCCGCGCGCCCGATCTGGACGTAACCGCTCGCGGCGTTGAGCGCTGGCCCGAATTGCAATTGGATTTGCAGCCCGTTGGCGATGCTGACGCCCGGCGTAAACGTGTAGGAGACAACACCCGCCGCGCCCGCCGCGATTGGCTGCAGATTGGTCGCGTCGAGGTCCGACGTCACTGTCCCGAAATTGTCTCGCGCCGAGGCGTAGCCCGCCGCTATCTTTGGCGTGATCGCCGTCGCGGTGCCATTATAGACTACCCATTGCACCGTGACCGGTTGCGCCACAAGCGCGTAGGTCAGCAATTGGGCCGATAGATAGCTCTCGATGCGCTGTTGCAGCGTGCAGGCGGTCAACCCCGAGGCGCGGTTGATCCGGAGCGACGCGCCCGCAATCCCGGTATTCCAAACCTGCGACCAAGCAGCCGCAGCGCCACCCGCCGAGATCTGCCAGCCGTCGAGCGCGTAGGCTGTCGCGCCGGCGGCGACCGAACCCGACGTGCCGCGCTGTGCGACGGTAAAACCCCCGTTGCGGAAGGCGTTTACAAACCCGCGAGCGCCAGAAGCTATCGCGATGGAGGTGCCCGCCGCGTCCGCTTTCGAGGCTAGCGCGGCGTTGGTGGCCGCTGCGTCCGCCTTGAGTAGGAGCGCCTCCGCCACATCCGCAGACGCAGCTTTTGTCGCGACGAGGGTATTTAGCGCCGACAAGGCGGCGCTCGTCGCCTCCGCGTCCGCCTTTGCCAGCAAAGCAGCACCAAGCCCCTTCACCGTGCCCATCGGCACGCTGCCGCGGATCAGTGCCGCAATAACGTCCTCGGCCTCGTGCACGTCGCTCTGGAGCTGCGATATAGTCGCGGTGAGCGCCGCGAGATGAGGCTCGACGTTCTCGCGGATCACGGCGAGCGCTTGGCCTGTGCCAACCGAGATCAGACTTTCCCAGTCGGCCTTGACAGCCTCCAGCGCGCGGAGCCGCTCGCCTATGCTTCCGAAGACCGCATCCCAAACGGCGCGCGACAGGTCGAGTTTATGCGGCGCCTTATAGTCGTCAGACGCGCTCGGCAGAGACGATGACATCGGCTCCGTACTCCTCGATGATTTGCGTGAGCGCAGCCCCCTTCACCGTGATCTCGCCGCGCGGCGGCAAAGCTACAGTGCCGCCCAGCTTGACGAGCCGAGCAAGGGTGATGCGGTAATCGACCTCCGCCTCGTAGGCTGACGCTTTGGCAGGTTTGGTTTTCGCAGCCATGAAGCCCTCACAATGCGTAGTACGCGATGTTCTGGATAAACGGGATGTCGGTCACTTCGGTCGTCGTCATGTCGAGCCGGACCCGCGCAGATGTGGCAGGCGCGCCGAGCAAATACGTCGCGAGCCACGTTTTTTTCTTGTCGCTCACAAGGTCCGGCGTGATGACGCAAGTCGTCGGCGTCAGCACCGTGCCGCCGACGATCAGTTTCGGTGAGACCGTGTGCTTCTGCGGATCGTATTGGTCGATGACCGCCTCGACCTGGATTGTCTGCGACGACAGCCCGAATTGGTGCTCGATCGACACCGCCTGCATGTCGCCGCGGGGTCGGAACGTCATGCCGCGTGCATAGGCGTCGAGGATGATCGCCGGTTGCAGGTCTGTCGTGCCCGTGAACACAGCTCGCAGGCGCACCAAAGGCGGCAGACCGGCGAGCGGTGTGCGCTCTCCGATGGTATCGTTCAGCGGCCGCCACTCATCCGCGTCGCTCGGGCGGATTTCCCACGTCATAGCTGTGCCGCCGAGCGTCCAGCCCGCGTGCAACAGGCGGATGTCGGTCATGCCGTTTTCGAGGATCAACGGCTGGAACTCGACCACGGTGCGGGTCGAAGCGAAGGAAGCCGCATTGAGACGCATCGCGAAGTCGACAGTCGTCGAACCCTGCGCCCATGCACCGTCCGTGACATGAAACTGCGAGCCTTGCGCGAATTTGTTGCCGGAGACCGTCTCGAGCGCATGGTTGCCGGTCGTGACCGTGAACCACGCATAGCGCTTGCCGCTCTCCAGGGGGCTCGGCCGGATCGAGAATTTGTTCCAGCCGGTCGTCAGTAAAGCCGCTGCAATCGTCGTGTTCGCGATCACGAGTTCGTAGAGGGTTTTGACCCTGCGCGCGTTGTCCATCTCGATGGCGACAATGCCGGTCGTCGAGAGTTCGACGAAGCCGAGACAGCACTGATCCGCTGCAACCACCGGTTTGACAGGCGTTGGTGAGGTAAGACCTTGTTGAACGACGCAGACGATCTGGCGAAGGCCGGTCTTTGGCGTCATGCGCTCAACCGTCTCTTCGGTGTCGGCATCCACCTCGAACAGACGGCTCTCCTGCTCCGTTTTCTCCTCGCCGCGCAAGAGCAGCGCCACATAACGCCTGTCGCCGGTCACGAGAGGTAGATAAAGTTGCAGGTTGACTGAGATCGGCTCCTCGTTGCGGTAGACGATACCGCCCGTGAAAAGCGCGCCTGGATTGATGGCTATCTCGATAGCGCTCGTCTGCGAGATCGAATGTCCAGCCCAATGGTGCGGGTAGCCGATAGCGCCGCCGACAATCGCCTCGTCGCCCTCGCGTGCGTAGAGTGATGCGTTTTCCCAGTCGCTGGACTCGGCAACCTCAGCCTCGCTGAAATGTACCACCTTCGTCATGGCGTCCTCACAATTTTGAGCGCGGCACGAACTGGCCGAGATAATGGGTGCCGTCGAGAGGCGGGGCGTCGGACAGCGCCAGCGGTCGCATATGGGCGAGGTCGACGCGGTATTCTGTCTCCGGCGATTTGGCGGCGCGTAGCGCGGTCAGCACGCGGTTGCGCTGCATGCGGTCTGGCGTTTTCAGAAATGCTCGCCCGCCTGCCGAACGGCCGATCACGAACGCGCGAGAGGGCTTGACCGTCCGGATGCGGACGAGATAGCGCGCGAGGAATGGCCCGTGGCCGATGGGCGTGCGACCGAGTACGGCACGCCCCATGACGAACCGAGCCGGATAAGCCACGGCGTCAACGAGCGTACCGTCGACGTAGCTGAGAAAGCGCACTGCCCCTGCGCGCGCACCGACCTCGAAGTTTGCGGCAAGACTCTCTGAAACGACCCGCCTCTTGCGAGCCTCGGACCAGTTCGGAAACCAGAGCCGCACGCCGTCATGAACGGCGAGCCACGGCAGAAAATGCACCGGCGCCGTCCGCGGATCGGGCACCTGCTCGATCGGAACCGGCAGGTCGTCGGTCATGGCCGCCGCGAGAGAAGCCTTGAACGGCTCCGGCGCACCCGGCAGAATCTCGCGAGCCCCAGCACGCCCGGTCATCCTGCCACCTCGACGGATAGCTCGATCACGCCCGGAATCGGGATCGTGTAGGGATCGGCCGGGATATCGGCGGGCGAGGTCAGATCCACCCGCGTGACGGACAGACCGTAAGCAGCACCTTCGAGTGCCGAGCGAGGCACCTGTGCCCCGATCAGCATGCGCGCCTGCCCGGCAGCAAGAATACGCGCCTCAGCCTCGGCGCGAACGGCCTCTGCATCAGGCCCGGTCGGCACGATGATCGTGCCTGTCACATCGTAGACGCCGCGCGTGGCCCGCAGCACCGAAAGGCTGGTAGCCTCGGGTTTCACGGTCGTGTTGTTCGTGGCGGCGCGCACGAGCGCGAGCTCGTCGTCGGTCGCGTCGCGCCCCGAAGGCCCCGCGATCACGAGATCGACATCGCCGCGCCGGCCGTGCACCGCACGACCGATCACCGCCGCGTGGTGGAGCTGCGGCCACGCCGTCATCGCTTCATAGATGTAACGCTCCGCGCTGCCCGCAGCAGGTCGCGTGAAGGCGAGCAGATAGCGCGCGAGCAACCGCGCGTCGCTCTCCATGACCGCTTCCGTTGTGGCGGTCGCGGCCACGACGACAAGCCTCTGCACGCCGATGCGCGCCACAACGTTGTCGAGATCCGCATCCGTTGCCGTCGGCGCGAGCACGGCCCGCACGGCATCGTTGACCCGCTGGCGGTCAAGCAGCCGCAGATAGCTCCACGCTTGCGAGACAATGACGACGGGGTCGGAATTAAGCCCTGCTACATCGTAAGATGGCAGTGAGGGGTCTTCGGCGCGAGCAGCGCTCCAAACCACAAGGAAGCGCTGCAGAAATAACGCCTGCATCGTTTCGTAATCGAGCGGCTCGACCGCGTTCGGCGATGGCAATCGCGACAAATCAATAGCAGTCGTCATTTGACCACCACCCCTTCGAGCCTCACGGCGCGCCCATCAGGCAAGTAAATGCCCTTGAAGGTGAACTCGATAACACCGTCGCCCTTGGCGACGAATGCAGTTTCTCGCAGCGCGAACCTTGGCTCCCACTTCGCCAACGCCTCGGCGACCGCGATGTAGAGATCGACGGCAAAGAAGTCGTTGACCGGCGAGTCGATGACGTTCGGCACGTTGGAGCCGTAATCGCGGCGCATCACGCGCGTGCCGATCCGCGTGGTGAGGATGTCACGAATGGACTGGCGCAGATGGTCTATGCCGTTCAGCGGCTTGCCCGTGGTGGCGCTTACCCCTGTCATGCCGGTGCCCCGGTCAGTCCGCTACCCGGCATGACGTCCGTGTGCTTGTGGTCGAAGGAGATGTTCTTGCCGTTGTGCGTGAGCGTCGGGCTTTCGAGCGTGATGCCGCCGGGCGCCTTCAGCGCGAGCTTGTCACCAGTCGCGACAAGCGAGACGCCTTCTCCGATTTCGAGCGTGAACGTGCCGCCCTTGGCGACCGCCATCTTGTAGGCCTTCGCTTCGTCGTCATATTCGATGACCGTTCCGTCGGGATAAATCAGCCGATGGATGCTGCCTTTGTCGGCAGCCTGCTTTTCTTCGGTGTGGATGCTGCCGACGATCACGCCCTGCGAAGGGTCGCCGGAAGGCGAAACGACAACGACCTGCTCGCCCTTGTCTCGCCCCTCATAAGTGCGCGTCCGCCCGGCCCTCGCTTGGGTGTCTGGGATCCAATCCGTTTCAAGATCGCCGGCCTTGACGCGATAGCGGGCGAGCTTGTGGTCGTATTGCGAGATTGTGCCGATCAACACCGTATTCGACACGCGCCGCGCGAGGTCGGTTATCTCGGCGTCTCGCCGCTCAAACCCCTGCATCGTCGCCCCCATCGTCGTATGGGTGCGTGTAATAGGTCACGTCCCAATGCATGACGGCTGCATGGAGCGCGAACTCCCCCTGAGCCGCGAACGCCATGTCGGTATTGATGAGGCGCGTGGTCAGCGCGAGGTTGCCAAGCGTCGGGGCTGCGCGCAGCGCGTTCTCAACCTGCCAGGCCATTTCATCGACTGCGTCTGCCCCGTCGTCGCCGGTGTGGTAGCACTCGACGCGCATGTCCATGACGCGCCGCCGCAAGCCGCCCTCATGCTGCTGATCGGAATCGATGCGCTCGCCGAGCGTGTAAACGACGATAGCCGGTGTCGAATTGGTGTTGAGCGTGAAGTCGCGGGAGTTGTAAACGCGGTGGGCCGCGTCGGTCCCGGCGGCGCGGATGATCTCGACTGCGGCGGCGCGCAAGGTTTTTCGCGGATGCATGTCACACCTTCCGCAGATGCGCTTTGATCATGCCAGAGGATGAGGCCTCGGCGTCGATGACGCGGTAAAGCCGCTCCCCGATCAGCGCCGTGTCGTCCTGCTCCGGCTCGTGACCGCCTATGTCGGCGATGCGGATGTCGAGCACCGGCCGCGTGATGGTGACGGGAATACTGCCGCCCGCCTCGACTGACGCGTAAGCTGGATCGAACGGCGCGACGATGTCGAAGACCTCGCCCGTCGCCGCCCGCGTGTAGGTTACGGCCTGCCCGAAGGTGTCCCGCACGGCAGCGGTCATGTCATCGAGAAGGCCCTTCCACATTACTGGCTCTTCCCGGTGATGAGCATGTCAGGGCGCGTGCAGATGAACAGCGGGTAGCTGTACACCTCGGGGCGAACCCAGAAGTTCCGCTTCTCGTCGCGGATCAGCATCTGATAGAGCGGCCGCCCGATGGTGTTCACCATGTCGAAGGCCTCGCCTGGCGCGAAGGCTTTCTGGAAAACGCCAGGAGCATTGACCGGCAAGAACTTGGCCTTTTCCTTGCCGATGCCGATGGCATTTCGCGTACCCTTCGCTGCACCATCGTCAAAGGTGTCGACGCCGCGATAATTGACGAAGGTGATGCCGCCGTAGTCGAACACGGCGTAGCTACCAGCCTGCAGCGCGGACTGCGTCGCAACGCCGAAAGCACGGTTGAGGGTCTGCGCCTGCGCCGTATTCAGGTAGGTTTCGCGAACCTTTTTGTGGTTCGTGAGCTTGTCGAAGAAGTTGTCCCCACACAGTGCGAGAACGCGAGTCCCCATCGTCCACGCGCCTTGGCTCGCGACCATCATCTTCCGAATGATGCCGCGGCAGATCTTCTCGACATCGGTGTCGTCGTTTCCGAGCGCGAAGTTTACTTCCGCCGGAGCGGCAATACTCCATTCACTGAACCAGTCGACAATCACCGCGCCGTTGGCGTCGTAGACGACACCCTGCACAGCGCCGAGCATCATGTTTTCCCAAGTCAGCTCGACGTCACCAACAAGCTTCGCCGAATACCGGGCAACGTACTGGATCATGGTTTCGAGTTCGGACTCTTCGCCGAACGCGCGGACGTTCTGGATTTCCGAGGCCTTAATCGTCTTGCCCTTGGCGATGCGGCTCGTCTCGAAGGTGCGGAGGTTGCGCCTGTCGGTGACGCCTTCCTCAAGCTCCGCGCCGCGCTCGCTCGTCTGGATGATCGACAGCGTGTTACCGCGCCGCTCGACCGAGATGCCCGTGGTGGAAATCGGCACATCCTCGAAGAGGTTGAGCGAGCCGATCAGATCGGGCTTGAATTCCCAGTCTTCGAGCGCCCGGGTCATCGTGACGGCCGAGAACGCATCGTCGTTGAAAATGTCCATATGCATGGCGAAAGTCCCCTGCCGCTTGTCGCGTTATCGCGCCTTGATGTGCTTTGCCCTGAGCGCCGTGAGCGCTGCCGTCTTCTGCGCTTCCGTGATGCCTGCCGGCCAAAGCAGCTCCGCGGCGCTGACGGCCGTGAGGCGCTCGGTGATGACGCCAACGGCATCAGCGGCCGAGGCGTCGACATGTCCGAACGAGATGCCGTCCGCCGTCTGCGAGCCATCGTTTTTGGAAGGATCGAGCGGCACATACTTCTCGCTGGCGGTGACGCGCGCGACTACGGTGCCAGGCTCGACAACCGCGCCAGAGGCGAACGTCACAGTTTCCCGGGAGAGATACTCGACCTCGCCAACGATATAGGCGCCCGGATGCCGCCCCTCATGAAACACAGTCATTGCGTGTATCTCCCTTAGCCGTAGCTCAGCGCTTCAGCGCCTTCTTCCAGGTCGCCAGCTTCGCGTCTTTCGTGAGGGAGCGCCTTGTCGCGCCCTGCGATCCACGCCGCGTGATCGTGTCGATCTCGCCCGCATCTGTCGCAGCCGCTGCGGCGAGCACGCGCGCTCGCGCCACACTGAGGCTCGTGCCATTCGCGATGGCCTTGGCCGCGTCGAAACGCACTCCGAGGCGCTTGGCCTGCTTGGCAAGGTTGGTGATGCCGGCGCAGCGCGCGCGTTCAGTGCGTGCAGCCTTGGCCTTCGCTTTTCTCGTCTTCGGCTCTTCCTCGCCTCCAGCCGCGGGCTCGTCATCTTCGCCCTCGGCAGAAGGATCCTCGTCCTCGCCTTCGGCATTCACGTCCTCGTCTTCGCCTTCGGCGGTCGGATCGTCGTCTTCGCCTTCGGCCTCGTTTTCGGGGAGATCGTCCTCGAGCTCGTCTTCGGGCTTGGGTTCCTCCGCACGGCGGCGGGCTGCGCTGACGGTCCTGCGTCGAGCCATGACGTTCCTCGCTTGCTTGCCATCGCGGTCCCTCCGGATGTCGACATATTGTCAACGCACCGGACAAGCGCCGCCACTGCCTGATCCAAAGTTCCTACCCGGTCAGCGAGGCCAGCAGTGATGGCCGCTTCTCCCCGGAACATATCGGCTTGAGTATCGCGGATCGCCTGAGGCGTCATTCCACGATATTGCGCCACGTGGGCAACGAACATCTCGTAGAGGGCGTGCACGTCGGCCTGCAGCGCCGCTTCGGCTTCGTCGTCGAGCGGCTCGTGCGGGTTGCCCCACGTCTTATGATCGCCCTCAAAGATGAAGGTCCAGCGCAGCCCCGCCTTCGCGTCTGCCTGCGACTGGTCGAGATGCGCGCAGATCACGCCGATGCTTCCAACCTCGCCCGTTCTCGCAAGCCATATCCGATCGGCGGCGCAGGCGATGGCATAGGCCGCCGATGCGGCACATTCGTTCGCATGCGCCCAGACCGGCTTTCGATGGCGCTTCGAGAGGGCTCGGATCTCATCTGCGAGGTCGAACACGCCGCCGGCTTCGCCCCCGTTGGAATCGATTTCGAGGAGAACTGCCTTTACGTCCGGCTCGGCGAGGGCCTCGGCGACGCAGTCCTTCAGCCCGGAATAGCTCGCCAATCCAGACGCGGCATCGAGCCACGAGCCTCGGCGCACGAGCGTGCCCAGGACAGGGACGATCGCGACGCCATTTTGCACGGTGAAGCCCTCGTTCGGCTCGCTTCCGTAATCGTCTTCGTCAGCAAAAGCCCTGACCGGTAACGCGCCGCTGTGAAGCTTGGGAGCGACCGCGGCCAGAATGACGTCGAGCTTCGACCGGCGGATCATGTGCGGCGTGTCGAACAGCGTTGCCGCCAGATGAGGGAGATCAAGCCGCCTCACGGTAGCCCCCTTCATCCCGGATGCGCTCCGCTATCGCTTCTTCGTCCGGCTCCGTTGGCGTCTCGCCTTTGGCGTGCTCGATGTCGAACTTGATCCCGCGTGTCTTGGCTTCCTCGCGCTCGACGGCGATTTCGTCGTCCACATCCTCGCGGTCGTAGCCGCGCTCGGCGAGCGCCATGGTGCGGCTCTTGAGGCCAGCGCGCAGCTCTTCCTTCTCGGCCTGAACGTCTTTCAGCGGGTCGATCATCTCCATGCGCGGCATGAGAGAATCGCAATAGAGCCAGCCACTATCGGGCTTGTCGAAACCCGGCAGCGTGATCGCCTCGGAGATGACGGCAAGGTCAACGAAAGTGCGCCAGACAACGCGGTTGAGCTGGTAGGCCAGCACGTTGTACTGCCACTGCCTCACCCGCCGGCGAAACTGGATGATCGCGGTGCGCACGTTCGAGAAATTGCCGCGCGTCACATCTCCCGAGACGATGGCGTAAGGCATTCCAAGTCCCGCGCAGATCTTCAAGATGTTCCGATACTGGAACGGCTCGTAGGAACCGCCCACTTCGGCGGGCGTCGAGAACTTCACGTCCCGGTCCTCGCCGAGGTCGACGATCGCGCCAGGCTCGAAGGTCGGCGCAATCTCCTCGTCATCGTCGTCATTGCCGCTATGGAATGGAGGCTCTCCGCGTCCGGTGAGGAAGGCCGTGAACAATGCCGCCGTCTTTTTGCGATCAAGCTCGGCATCGTCGTAAACCTCCAAGCCGAACGTCTTGACGAGCACGCGCGCGACGCGGGGTACGCCCCGGATCTGACCGCCCTGGCGGGACTCATAAACGTGAATGACCTGATCGGCCGGAACGCGCACGCGTTCGTATAGAGCGCTTATATGCGGGGGTTGGTAGTCGTTCGGGTTCCAGCGCCAGAAGTGATAGGCAACGCGGCGGCCGCGCGCGTCGAACTCGATCCCCATGCGGATATAGTGATCCGGGTTTTCGGGCGGCCCTTCATACGACAGGTCGAGCATTTCCGCCGGCAGGATCTGCAACTGAAACGGCACGGTCGCCATTTCTCCGGGCCGCGCATGGCGAATGCGCACGAAGCACTCCCCCGCCAGAAAGACCTCGCGAGCGATCCGCTCTTGCATGCCGTAGAAATCCGACACGCCGTCCGCGTCTGCTTCCTCGGCCCAGCGCCAGAACAGGTCGAGCAGCGCGCTCACCTTGGCCTTGTGGCCCTTCACGCGGGGGCGCAGCTTTACACCCTCGGCCACAGCCGTGGCAGCCCATTCATCTACGGCGTTGCCGCAAATGCCGTCGTTCTCATAAAGCCACCGCGCGCGGGAAAGAATCGTATCGCCTGCTGCCTGGATGGCGCGGTTGACGTGGTTTCGAGGCGGGTTGAACCCTGAGAGTCGGCGCCCACGCCCTGCCGCCTCGAATGACGGGTTGCGCCCACCGGCGGAAAGCGTGAAAGGGTCGGCCATTAATACCCCCGCTGTGCGTTGACATAGGTCACGCGCGAGCGCCGCTTGCCGGATACAAGGGCGATTGCTTCATCCAGAGCGGCGAGCGCCTTCTTGATTTCCTCCACGCTGCGATACGTGACCTGCTTGTCGCCGTGCCGCACCTGGAACGCGCCGGTGCGGAGCGCGCTCGTCAAGGCCGTGCGCTGCGCCTGCATCTCTTCGAGGGTCTCGGCCACGTGTCCTCCGTCATCGGACGGCGTGCATATACGGGCTCACGATGACGCGCCGCCGCTTGCGCTTTATCGCAGGAGGCGGGGGCTTCGGCATTGCGGGTTCTTGAGCGGGCTGCTCGGCTGCACTCAGCGCCGTCACGACCGCCTGCATGTTCTCGGCGAGTTCAACGAGCGGAGACACCGACGGCTGCGGAAGCTCAACGCCGCGCTCGGCAAGCAGAGCCTCGATGCGGTTCGCCTCCCTGTTCAGGCTGAAGCCTGCGATGATGAGCCCATTCAGCGCCGCATAGGCATAGACGCGGCAGTCGAGCGCCTCGTTGCGGGCGTGATCGGGCTTCGTCCATTCGATGATCCGGAAGCCCTTGTGGTAGCGGGTCACGCGCCGCTCCGCCGTCAGCTGGTCGAAATACTCCTGATCGCGCTCCATATGGAAATGGCATGCGCCGGCGCCGTGCGCGCCGGGCCCGGCTTTCGCAAGGCGCGCCATGATGACTTCCTTCGCGCCGTCCACGCCGATCACGTAGAGGTTCACTTTCCCCTTGTTGTTTCGGCTCGGCCGCTTCGGCCAGATCGGGCGGCGCCCGGCCATGCCCTTGATCGCCCAGATCCGGCGGCCCTCACGTGGGCGCACGAAGGCATACGCCGACAGCGTGTTCGCGCCGCCGGTGTCCACCGCGGTCGCAGAGATCCGCATGCCGTTGTCGAAGGCCGGATGAGGCCATCGCTTTTGCAGATACTCGTCGAGCTGATCCCAAACCTCGTTCGAGGAAGGATCGCCAGCGAACACCTGATAGTCGATGTTCCAGCTTTCCTCATCGCGGCCCCAGGCGACGACCTCACATTCGAGACGGTCGGGCTGCACGTCCACGCCCGCCGTGACGAGCGCCGCCCGAGCCGGTAGCAACTCGTACTCTTCGCGCTTGCCGAACAGCGTGGCCGGATCCGCCTTTTCGCCGGTCTTGTCTTCCCATTCCTCACCGAGCACCGTGTTCACGAACGGCTGCAAGAGAGCCGGATCGTCCTTTGCGGCGATGAAGTCATGGGCGCATTCGGCCCAGGTGTACCAGGGCGAGTAGAGCGCCGAGAGGTGATAGGAGCGCAAGTTCGCCCGCGCGTTGTCTGCGGTCGGTATCCAGCAGGCTCCGCGCGCCTCGTCCATAAGCGCGCCCTTGCGGTGCTCTTCATGGCGATGGCCGCAATGCGCGCAGTGGAAAGTCGCCTTGTCGGGCTCGCCCGCCGGCCACTTGATCTGCGCCCAGACGATCGGCTGCAACACGCCGCACGCGTCGCATGGCACGTTGTAGTAGCGCTGATCGCCCCGCCGGAACTCCTTGCCGATACGCGACGTGTCCTTGTTTGCGGGCGTGGACAGCATGAAGATCTTCCGGCGCACGAAGTTCGCCGTGCGCTTGATCGCCAGCATGACCGGATCGCCCTCCTCGTCCACGCTCGCGGGATAGGCGTCCACCTCGTCGAGCACAAGGAAGCGGATCGGCATCGAGCGCAGGCCTGCCGCACTGTTCGCGCCCGTCAGCAGCAGCACGCCGCCATCGAACTCCTTCGAGTACATCGTGTTGCCGCTATCGCGCGCCCGGGCCGGATTGATCCGAGCGCTGAGAGCGGGGCTCGCTTCGATCATCGGGTCGAGACGGGTCTTCGACAGCTTCTTCACCGTCTCCACGGTGGGCATGACGTAAAGCGCCGGGCCAGGGCTGTGCTGGATGGCATAGCCCATGAAGTTCAGCCCTGCCTCGGAGAAACCGACCTGGGCGCCCTTCATCACCACGGTGCGCTCAATCGGCGAGTAGGCAGACAGGTTGTCCATGATCTCGCGCAGGTAGGGTGTGCGGGCCGTTCGCCACAGCCCCGGCTCCGCGCTCGCGACCGTAGAGAGGTGCCGATTGCGGTCGGCCCACTCCGAGACGGTATAGGGCGGGTCCGGCTGGCGCGCCTCGTAGGCCGCGAAGGTGAAGAGCTCGGAACCGCAGACTTCCGGTTCGTCCGTCATTCGCCACCGAGAGCGGGATCATCCGGCTCATGAAACGGCACCGGGATGCCGACCGATTCGAGGAGCGCGTCACGCATGCGAGCGTCGATCAGGCCGATCAGCGTCGCTGCATCGCATCCGGCGGCGGCGGCGATCCCAGGTCCGAAGCGGTTCGCGAAGTTCAGCATCTGGTCGCGGTGGGCTCGCCCGAAAGCACGAGCCGCGCGGCGGACTTCTTCGCGGTCGACCGTACTGCGCTTCAGCTTCTCGAGTTCGAGCGTCTCCTTTTCGAGCGCGACACGCATGCGCTGGAGCTTCAGCTCGAACTCGCCTGCCGCGTCGTTCGCCTCATCCGCGATGCGGGCCGTGCGTTCGGACGGCGGCACGAGGCGACGCTTGCGCTCTTTCGGCGGTTCTCGCTTCCAGAGCCGTGTCGCCAGCTCTTCGTTCAGCGAACCGTCGTCATACACCGCCTCGGCGAGACGCCCGCTGCGGATACGCGACCGCACCGCGTTATCGGCCACGCCCATCTTCTTCGCGAAAGCGTAGACTGCTATGCCTCGCCGCTGTTTGTGATTTGCCACGCCTGATCTTCTCCGCCACTCGTCGACAAGCAGTCAACACGCTTTCGCTTCGGCGGCATTCCGTGAAATTGCTGTGCGTACTCTTTCATCGCGGCAAACAGTCAGATACGGCTGAATTCACAGGCGTTTTGGTGGTTCTGTCGCTAGCGAAGTCCCGCGCCGCCATGGCCCCCGCCTTCCCGCCCCCCTCGGGAAGAACCTAGAACCGAGAGCCGCGCGAAATTTTTGCGGAGAGCGAGCCTGGCGCGGCGGTCGAGCGAGCGGGCGCGGAGGGCTTCGAGGCGAGCGACGCGGTGTGTGGCAGGGCTCATGACCGGCCTCGGCTGCGTGAGTAGCGATCAAGCTGGCGCTTGATGTTCGCCATGAGGCGCTCCTGGCCTTGCGCCACAAGCGCTTTGGTGATCGCGTCCTGGACGAAGGCTTCGGCGATGGATGCGCCCGCTTCCTTCCTGATCGGGAAACGCCTGGACCCGGCGCGCTTGAAAACGTGCTCGCCCATTTGGAGGGGCACACGCGCGGGAAACCTCCCCCCTCGGATAAACGCCCCGGGGTATAATTTTTTCTGCCCCCAGATCGACGCCACCACGCCTGCGGGCGTCTCCTTGGCCTTGAACGCCTTGAGCGGGATCTGGCTTTTGCTGCCTCGCACAGTTGCCGTGAGCGTTTCTGGGCGCGAATAGGGCATGATCCAGATGCCGCGCCTGGCGCGAGCAAGCTTGATCGAAAGCTGCTTGGCGATGAGGCTGGCCGCGAACCGCTGCACCTGCCTCGCGCTGTTGTTGACCGCGACCGAGAGCGCGCGGCTGAGGCGCGGCTCTTGCAGTTTCGCCATCAGGGCGCGGACTTCGGCAGTCTCCCAATCGACCCTGATGACGAGCGAGGACATTACGCGGCCTTCCCTTCGATGGCCGCGAGGATCGTGGCCTTGGTGTCGGTCGGGTTGACCTCGATGCCCTTGGCCTTGGCGTGTTCGACGAGTTCAGCCTTGGTGGCCCTGTCGAGGTCGATGGCGTCGGCCTTCGGCTCCTCGGTCGGGGCTTGCTGCTCGGTCCCGACGACCGTGAGCTCGCCGCGATAGATTTCGGCAGCCCCTGCCCGCTTGAGGCGACGGTAGACCGCGTCGGAGATTTCCACGAACGGCGTGTCCTTCGTGGGGGCAAACTGGCGTGGCGAGCCGGTGTCATCGGCGACGACCATCTTGCGGGTGATGACTGCCTTCATGGTCGTTACTCCACCTTCGCCGGTTCGTCATCGGTGAGCGCATCGGCGACGAGCAGCCCGACCGCGATGCCGGCGAGCACATAGCCGACGAGACCGCCGGTGTAAGCGCCAAGACCGACGACGGTGATCAGGGCGGCGCGTTCCCTGTTCGGGGCGCCAAGGGATTGGATGCGGGAGAGCAGCTGGTCGAGGTTCATGGCCGTGATCCTTTGAGGCGCGATTCGAATTGCGCGCTCAAATGTGCCAGCATCGTTTTCACAATGTCAACGGTGGGACAGCGAGAATTTAGCGTCCCACCCTTTGTCCCACCCCTTGTCCCGACCCCTATTATTATTAAACTATTGATTTTAATATATAATATAATAGGGGAAAGCGTAGTGGGACGGTGGGACGCCAAAATATACGCCTCGTGTGCGTGGGCGCTCGCGCGCGGGCATGCGCCCGCACATGCGCGTCGCGCGTCATGAGGGCATGGTTTTTGGCGTCCCGCGTCCCACCCCTGAGCCACAATATAAAAAATCAATATAAATCAACGCTTTAATACCAGAAATGGCCGGGACAAAGGGCGGGACAAGCGTAGGGACGGAGCATTTGCAAACGCGTTCGTTGACATGATGTGAATAGTTTTGATACTCGTCTTCCAAGCGGGCGCGCTGGTAGGTCGTTGCCCGTTGACGAGTGCGAGGATCAGAGCCTATGTTGTTGGCGGTGCTCAACACACCTTCTTACACTAGGCGGAGCCGCGCCCGTCAGTTTATCGCGGTTTTTTCGTGCCCATGGGAATTGCAACACCTCCTCGCTTGGAGGCTGTTCGCCTATGGCCGGGTGTCTGCGGCCATACAATACCCGCAAGGGGAAAGCCGTGGGCCGTGCCTAGTGACGGTGTTGAACCACCCGGTCTTCCCCCTCTTCAACAAGGTGGAGGATCGCTTCAACAACACTAGGAGCCTCCAATGGCAATTTCACTCGCAATCCCTTCTGAACATCGTGAAGCGGCGCCTCTGCTTGGCGATCCCCTTGAATCGCTCCACCGCGTCGCGAATTTGCTGCTGACCACCCTCGAAAGCCGCGCGTCCGATGAGGACCGCTGGGCATGCATCGACCTCGCCACGGAGATCCTCTTCGGCGCCGTCGCGAAACTGGAAAACACCCGCGACGGGAGGGAGGCATGAACACCGGCAACGCAATCGTGCCGTTCGATTTTGAGGGGAAAAACGTTCGCATCATCAACCGCGATGCCAATCCGTGGTTCGTGCTCGCCGACGTGTGCTGCGTGCTGGAGATCGCGCAGGCCGCCAGCGCCAACCGCCGCTTGGATGCGGACGAGAAGGATGTGCTTACTATGCACACCCCTGGCGGCGTGCAGCAGATGACCGTCATCAACGAGTCCGGCCTTTACAGTCTGATCCTCACGAGCCGCAAAGAGAGCGCCAAGCGCTTCAAGAAGTGGGTCACGTCGGAAGTTCTGCCATCGATTCGCAAGACGGGCTCATACAGCGCCCGCCAGGCCGAGGAGCCGCGCCGGGGCGAACTGCCCCTCGCGGACGAAGTGCTCGCCTTGAAGCGCTTGATGCTTTCAACCACCGACTATGCTGTTGGCCTTGAGAACCGGATCATGGACCTGGAGCGCAAGGCCTGGCAGATGCCGGTAGACGGCTGGGCCCGCGATTGGTTCGAAGCAAGGATGACTGCGGCCGGGATCAAGAGCTTCACCGAACTCGCCGAGCGGGTGTGCGTGTCGAAGAGCATGCTGTCCTTCATGCTGGATGGCAAGCGGTCGACGGCTCTGCCGGTTGCGCGGGGCCTCGCCCGCGAGCTAGGAGTGCCGCTCATCGAGATCGCGCGTCGCACTACGGGGCCGGCCATGGAGGCGCTGCTTGAGGGCGAAGCGCTTCGCGCAGAGAAAGGGCGCCGCGCCGGCAGCGCAGCCTGACGCCCGAGCAAGAGGAACTGGCGGTGGCCCTGCGTAGACAAGGGCTGTCCATCCGGGAGTGCCACAAAGTGCTGAAGCAGGCCGGCGCGATCTCCACCCCGCACATGACGCTGCATCGGTGCTTCGTGCGCCACAGGCTCAACCGCCACGCGTGAGAACCAGCAGGCCGGGAAACCGGCCTGCTCTTCCCTTTGACGCGGACACGGGACGAGACGACGCTTTCAAGCGAGTCCAATCGGAGCTCTTTTAAGACAAGGCAGCAAAAGGCCTTGCGCAGACCAGTATGCAGATATCAATACCGCGGTTGGAAGAAGAGCCGCCATTTTCCTTTTGTGAATGTTCGTGTCGGCGTAACTCGGCCGGAACCTATTCAGCGGCTGCGTGTTGAAGTACACTTGTTGCATCACATCGACTGGGTGACAACGGCGTCACCGCAGGCTTACCGCCTGCACCAATGCAACCTGAGCTCCGCTGTGTTCCGTTCGTTTTCCTATTCGCAAATACTCACAAGACGGTGATTTGTGTTTTGTATTTAAGTTCGTTATCTTCTATCAAAACACCACTTTGTTGCTTGGCATCTAAGCGCTCGCATTTCTATCTGCTTACAAATTAAGTTGGTGGTCCAATGCGTAACCTAACCTTTCCTGATGCGTTCGTGCGTCGAGCTTTTCTCCGCGATACACTCGCGTTGGCAGCCACTGCCTGCCTACCAATCACGTTCAGTACCGCTCAGACCTCAGCGCAACTGTTCGAGGGTTATCTGGGAAATCTTGAAACTGATCCCAGTCTGTCCATTTCCAATCGAGCGCGCGATGAGCTTGACCGCATTATCGAGTATGGCCTGGAACGCGCGCCCTTACGCATCCCGAAGTCCCGCACACCGATCTCTGAGCGGGCGAGTAGGCTGATTATCGCCTCCGAGGTATCTAGTAAAAAGAAATACCTGCAAAACTATCGTAGGCCGACTTGGCCCAAAGGAAAATCCGGCGTAACAATCGGCATCGGTTACGATGTAGGTTACGTTACTGTTTACGAATTAGGCGAGGACTGGAAGGGTTATATTCCCGAAGCTCAAATAGAGAAGCTTGCGGAAGCATGCGGCAATACAGGGAGTGTAGCCGCTTCGCTTGCCCAAAATCTACAGGATATCTCGATCGACTGGGAGCCCGCCCGCAACCAGTACGTCAATGAAGGGCAACCTCGCTACGTAGGCATGACTGAAGCGGCACTTCCTAATACGAGAATGCTCAGCCCAGACAGCCTGGGTGCGCTTGTCTCCCTCGTTTACAATCGCGGGCCCTCTTTCGGCATATCGGAAGCCAAGGATACCGAGGGGCGTTACCGTGAAATGCGTAATATTAAGAGGATGATGACGGAAAAGAACCTTAGTGCTATACCAGCCGAAATCAGATCTATGAAGCGCATCTGGGAGGGTGTACCTGACATGCGCGGCTTATTAACAAGAAGAGATGCTGAAGCTTCTCTCTTCGAAATTGGACTTGAACATCAGTAAATCGCGAGCTGACTATGGCTTTAGTTCATCTATGTGCGTTCATTTTCTTATTGAACTGTGTATACGTTAGTTCGGCCTTTTCAGAGCCTGTCGATACCCACTCCCTGGAGTCGTCTTCTTCTCAACCCATAGACAACTACGAGCAAATTAATAACATGGGTCCGCGCGACCCGTTTCGAAGGGCAGCGAGTTCTGTTGGAATCATAGCGTTCGACTTGGTGAATGGTAGCTACATTAGCTGTTCGGGCCTGCTGATATCGCCAACCCTTGTCCTTACAGCACGTCACTGTCTCTATCGCAGTATTCCTGGAACGGGGGAGCTTGAACGTTATTATGCGAGGAACGTTACCTTCACTTTGGATTATACGAAGCCTGCCAGAGGTTTAGATGTCGAGTTGGAGACCGAGCCGGCCGAAATTGGTGAGGGTGAACTTGACTATATGCTTCTAAAGACAAAAACGCCGGTATCTCTTGAAAATCGATGGGTCCCAAACGGGGGGGCTGATCCAGATCCTAAGGATGAGCTTTACGTGATTCATTTTCCTTCTAGTCTGCCGCTCAGGTTGACTCGGAAGGACTGCCATGCAGCGGATCCAGCGCTGAGCAATGTGAATTTCAACCATCTATGCCAAACGGCTCAAAGCAGTTCTGGCGCACCTTTCTTTGATTTTAGTTTTCGGCTAATTGGGATCCATACGGGCGGTGGCTTCGGACCTACCGGAGGCACTAACCAAGGTGTCCGCCTAGTCTCGATTTTGCAGCGAAGTAGCCTCCTCCGCACGGCATTAGCGCAGCATGGGAGGGCCATGGATGGGTTCACAGCCTCCATTTCACCGAGACCTGTGGAGGCAACAAAGCTAATCAAACTCGCTACCGGTGATATTATTGCAAACGACCCTAATGGCTGGTTTCGCACAGTCGGCAGTGGCGACAATTCAAGACGTGTCGACCTAAAAATTCAAAGTAGCGCTGCTCAATCTAATGAAATACAGCTTTGGGATCCCACACAGGATGTTATTTACAAGATTTCGCCTGACCAAAAATCTGTGAAACTCAAGCAGGGAAATGCGCCATCATGGTCGAGCATAGGGGTCAGGTAGACTCGTTTTTGCGATACCTCCGTAATGTGGGCATGACATTACACGCAGGGAGCACCGCCTTGCGTGTCGGAGCTGTCTTGTTACTCAACCCCTTGCTGGATGCCTATGCGGAGCCAGCTAGTTACGTATTCACCCAGGATCTTACAGACACGAGTCTGCCGTCAGGGATTGAGAAGAGACTTGCGCCAAGTGCCAGTGAGGAGCAGCGTGAAGAATTTCTCCGGACGCAGCCCTCATTGACACTTGATGGTATGACCTTACGCTTTACACCGCCTGCCCAAGGAGGAAGCAAGGCTTTTATGTTTAATAAGCTTGAGCTCAAACGGGGTGCGCGAATTGTTACTAACGGCGTCGATGTTGAAATCAACGCCCTAACGTTGATTTCCGATGGAGGCCACTTACTCTCTTTCGAGCCTGCTCAACAGCCAACTAACCAGGCTTCCGTCGGGAACAATGGGGCATCGGGCTTACTAGCGGGAACTCTTGTTCTGCAAAGTTTCATCAAGGATAATGGTATTTTGCACGTGTCACTGCGCGGTCAGAACGGACAAATCGGTGGAAAAGGCATGCAGGGCCCGAGAGGTGCACCTGGACCGCGTGGCGAGAATGCCGCGGACCATTTATTCGACTGCGCACATGGCGGGGGCAACGGAGGTCCTGGTGGGCGTGGAGGGTCGGGAGGACAAGGTGGCAACGGGGGCGCTGGGGGCGATGGCGGGCGTCTTGTCTTGAGAGGGCCTATAATCAACCAGCGAATGCAGATTGACTTTGAGGCACCCGGCGGAAAGGGCGGCAAGGGTGGTGAAGCCGGGCCAGGTGGGGATGGCGGCCTGGGGGGACAAGGCGGCAGTGGAAGCACTTTTTGCAGAGGAGGCATCGCTGGGGCTACGGGTTCTTCGGGAGAACCAGGAAGTCCCGGTAAGGAGGGGCAAAACGGTCATGACGGCATCATAACCGTTGAATAGGGTAATAAACATCGCGCTCTTGGGTGCCGAGATCGGCTTCAATGGGATACCATCGAATGATCAAGCTTCCATTTCTATGTATTTCTGCGGTGTGCGCAGGTGTGCTGTTTTTGCGTTACGACACCACCGCCGCGCCCTGCGAGCCTGCTTGTATCACGAGCGAGGCTGGATTGACATCGCAGCCACAGGCTCGCGTAGTTTCAAGTCCCGCATCTGACTCATCAACTTCTGACTGGTCACTGATTACCGAGGAAGAAATCGTTCGCGACCAAGGCGTTCATCCTCCGGAATTTTACCCGAAACCTCCTATCGGGGCACCAACTATAAAGGTGAATCAACCGGATGCAAGTAAGCCTATAAAGTCCCCCGTAACCATCGAGATAGAATTTCAAGCCGAAGATGGCGCTACTATTATACCATCATCAATTAGAATAACTTATGGATGGCTCGAGATCGACATTACACAAAGAGTGCTCGCACATGCCAAATTAACACCAGAAGGTCTGAGGGCTACCAACGCAAAACTTCCGCAAGGGCATCATAGCGTAACTCTTAAAGTAGCTGATAGTAAAGGTCGTGTGGCCAGCAAGGTGTTGGAGTTTACGGTTGTATAGTCTAGTCAGGAAAATCTGTCACTGTTTTCTTCCTCGCATGTTCGAGAGAGGTTTAAATGAGAATAAATCGCAGGGATATGCTCGTTTCCGCTATTTCATCTTTGGCTTTGATCCAGACAACGAGCTTCGCTCAAACCCCTACAACTCCGGATAGTTTAAGGATCAGCGAACTTCCCCCCCTACCCGCCGACCTCGCTTCGCAGGCTAATGAGCCGCCAGCGCCCTATGCCGAAACTGCGCCTATTGGCACGACAGAACCCAGTGATGACGAAAAGAGCAAAGCTTACGAAATACTACTGCAATCTCCTTTTGGCGTGGCTCCCATCGACGTTGCGCAATATTTCCTAGCGGTTGGTGCAGGGGCATACGGCGCTGAGTACCGACCTTTGGTTCGAGAATGGCCTGTTAGGGCTAATCCTCTAATTTGTCACTTTTTCTCCGCGACGCTAACAAAGCCTCAAGGCGACACAACCGCATGGTGTGCCGCTTTTGTGAACTGGTGCCTGCTCCGTTCGCACGCTACGACGCCCGACGAGATCGGTGCATCGCCGGGATATTACTCTGTTAGCGGAACGAGATTTCCTGACGAGAACCTGCGCAAATTCAGCACCAATAGTGCCAGCTCGGGCTCATTCCGATGCTGGGCCGGAACAAGTTCGCCAAAGCGTGGGGACATTGTCGTCTTTAAGAATGCGGGGACCGATAGTCTGACGGCTGCTTGTCAAGGTCAGGGCCACGTCACATTCTTCCTCAGCATACCAAAGGCGGGTTGGGTGCGTGTGCTTGGCGGAAATCAAAGCGATCCAGGCAGCAGCGGGGCAATTACCGTTGCTGAAAGGCGCACAAGCCCCGGCAGCAACTTTATGAAATTTGTAAGTGCGAAATGAGGCGCATCATGCGGGCGCGATTTTGGCTTTCAAGTTGTTGTCTTCTGGTTGCTCTGACGACGGAATCGCGCAGCGCTGCATATGCGGACAGCTTGAAACGGATCGTTGAAACGTCGTTTCGAAACGCGATTGTCAAAATTGACGTGAGCAGCAAGATACCGGTGATAAGGGATGGGAAAAACCTTTGTCTCTCAGAAGGCACCGGTTTCCTTGTTTCATCATCCTTTGTTGCGTCTGCAGGACATGTATTTGAACTCGATCCCGGATGCGGTGAACTAACAATTGTTTTAAGGTCCAGACGCAATAACGTTGAGCGCGTGGCAAAGCTTATCGAGTCAGCCAATGATGTCGCCCTGCTGAGCGTTGAGGAACCGTTTCAGAGTCCGATGTGCTTTGTTACTTTAATGTCAGACGTTTTTGACATCGACGGTTTTCGGATCGGGATTCCAGGGGGGCTCCAGGATCCCGTCCCAAAGGAGGTCGTGATAGGCCTAGATGGCGAAGAATGGAAACCGCTTGTGTTATTAACGCCAACACCGGTGGAACATGGCGAAAGTGGTGGACCTATCATCGTTGATTTCAACGTCGTCGGCATCATGAAAGCTAAGCATATGACGTACAGCGGCTATAGCTTCATGATGAAAGGGAGTATTCTTCGAAATTTGATGCTGAAATATAAGGTGCCTTCGAACGGACAGATGTGCAATCCCGTCACTATTAGGATGGTCGGCAACTCGGCAAGTGTTCAAGCCGACAGCGATTTGAGCCCAGCCGATCAAAGCATAGTCCTGAATCAGATTAAAAAAGTAGTTACGGAGAAAAAAGCGTCAGTTCAAAACAAAGTACAGGTAAACCAGGTTGGGTCGTCCGTAAACATATCAGGAGGTCCGCAAGTTATCATTCGACAACATTGCACAAACATCCTATTTGGCCAGCTTTGCACCTCCGTGCCCGAGATGGTTTATGACCCTGCTGCAGCAAGTGCAGCCGCAAATAAGGTCGCATCAGAGATTAGGGAGCAGGCAGCCGTGGAGCTTTGGAGCAAATTAAAAAACTAAACCAAAATGCGAACCGGAGCGACCTCCGTTCCGGGGTCTTATCGCCATTTTTGAATCTTCTTGGTTGGCTGGCAACTCTGGTCCTTTTCCGCTTCTTGTGGTTCTGCTGCCAGTTCGAAAAACATGAACGGCGGGAATCGACCCAAATGTGTCTTGAATCGCCGCATAGCGAGGGCGAGGCGCTCTCTCACGCAAAGACGGCGTCGATTATCGACATCGCGTGTCGGACGCCGTGCGCGGCTGTCCATCCGTGAGTGCCACAAGGAGCTGAAGCAGGTCGGCGCGATCTCCACCTCTCACACGACCTGCATCGGTGCTTCGTGCGGCGCAGGCTCAACCGCCACGCGTGAGAACCAGGCAGGCCGGGAAACCGACCTGCTCGCCTTTGCCGCTGACCTGCTTCGAGACGAACGTTCTTACGCGGTTTCCAAAGATGATCCCGCTCCCGGCTTGAATCCCGTTCAAAACAAGGTCGCAGAAGGAAGAAAGCCGAAGCTTATTGGTAAAACCGTTTTTCTGCTGCCAAGGGTAATGCGGCTATTCGAGCGTTCCACGATTCCAATGCATGCTTGGAGTACGCTTGTCTAGGCATTCTACGGTGCGGCAGAATACCTTAGCGATGTTTCTTAATAATCTATCGAGCAGGAAGCTCATGCGCGGCGACAATGTCGTCAGTGAGAACCTTCGACCTGTCCCGCGCCGCTAGGTCGTAAAAATCAATGAGAAACTCTCTGAGCACGGACGTCCATTCAGTAGCATCAAAGCTCTCCACCGAATACGCCCGGGAAATGTACTCCTTGCGGATCGGACCCGCATAATCCCCCGAGGAAAACTCGACGCTGGGAACGAGCAAGAGTTGATCGGTCAGACCAACAGCTCCGAACTCTACTGTAAAGGGCGGACGTAACTTAAGTTCTCTCTCATAGACAAGGCGGTAATTCTCCAAAGCCGCCACGAAGGCCTTTTCGACATCAATCGCTACTAGAAAGGGCGGGTTCCCATTTCGGAATGGCTCTTCGCTTGCTCCCCAGAGCTCGCCCGTCTCGAAAATCTGGGTAAAGCTCGTGATGCCGTCACCGTGCGGCTGAAGATTGATGGCTCCCCAGCCGTTACGATTGCACGAGGAACTGATCAGCCGCTGCAGAGGCATCAATTGCTGGGCAACTTCGATTACCCGGGTCAAGCCAACCCGAGGCTGATCCGCATAAGTCGGATAAAGCCGCAGAAAGATGGCCCTGCTTCTTTTGAAGCGCATCTCCTGCTCGCCAGGGTAGCCGAAGTTCACAAGCACATCCTCCGGCTGAAAGAAAAATGCAGGTGGCCTCACTGGCGCTATGGGCGCGAAGGGATCATCTGAGCGCTTCTTGTTGAGAGCATTTTGGGCCATTAGCCTCAAAATGCCTTCTAACTCTCCAGAGAGTTTTGTCCGGGCAGCACGCCGATCTCCATCGGGGCTACCCGGCGGCAACTCATACTGCGTGGGATGCCGAACGTGACCCAGATCGAAGGGTAGTTCGGTCGGCGGGCCATAGTGCGTGTTCATAATGGGCATCATAGCCTCGAACGTCAGCGAGCGAAGCGCATAGCCGTATTCAACCATAACGTTGGGATTGGGAACTCGCTTGCCGGCATCGGTTTTTGCGACGAAAGTGAGATCAGGCACAAAAATGTCGGATGACCGGATCTTTGCGAGGATCGTTTCAGTAACCGCAGGAGTGCCAACAACGCCCTCTGTATCTGCGTCGATTTTAATTCCAACTCCAAGAGCATTATCCTCATTTATGCGGTTCGCTGCATCATCTAGAGCCCGACGTATGAAGTGCCGATTTCCCTTCTGATCCCTATCGCTCTGCCAAGCATAGAAAACATTGATTACCCGCTTCGCCATTTTACTTCATTCCCGCTTATACCTGTATTTCGGCGTTGATGCTGGCATCGAGTTTCCGCTTGCTCTCCGCAGCGTCCGACCTTGACCTCTTCGTCGTTACGCGCTTCCCCGTGGCCAATTTTGTCGGCCAGAATAGCCCTTAGCCAGCGAACTGAAAAGCGTACAGCGCGGCGTCGGCTTGATGCGATCCCATCTCGACCTTGGCGGCCGAGAGTAATGGAGAGATGGCTTCCTGGCCCGATCCTGAAAGGGTTAGGCGAGAAATCGGCCATGGTACGGAGTGTAGCCAGATGGTTTCCACCTTATTCCGACATGTATCCTAGGATAGCCTGCGCGGCCGGTGTCTACAATCTCACGGTGACAGTTTTGCACTCTCCTCATACAGCCACCGTCGAACTCTAACGTCGGCGGGTCTGACCGTTTGCTCTGGGGCTCGTTCTTTCTGCGGAATCCCGCGCGAAGCTAGCCCACCAACTGCCTTCAATACTTTTTGCAACACGTCTCTATCACATTGACATCGCGACTTCAACGCTATACCTAAGCTGCATAGCAACCCTTGGCGGGAGTATCGGAATGGAAGAGAAGGATGCGGTTGTCGTGTTCACGGCTAGAAGCCCTGACCGGATCATAAATGAGGGAGGCTCGCAGGCGTGGGTTCTAAATCCCGCCCGCGCCAAGCTCGCGAGGTGGCTGGTTTGCACGCAAAACCGGCACAATCCCAATTACGAATTTTCCGACGCGACGGAGCCGCATGGCGCGGCTTTTTTGGTTGGCAGAATATCGGGAGTGCGGCGATCACCGGAGGAAGGGTCAGAAGATCGCTGGATCATCGAAATTGGCGAATTTGCTCTCGTGAGCGTCCCGGATGTTTGGAAGCACTGGCGAAACCCGGTGCGCTATATGTCGATTAAGGAGCTCAGCATCGACGTAAAGTCCCTTTCATTCGAGCCTATGCCGAAAGTGTCGGAAGCGACAGCGGTTCCTCCAGTCGCCGCAAAGGCTTCGGGTGCGCTAACGATTGCGGAAGCCAAAAAAGGCATTGCACTGACATTCGGCGTGCATCCCGATGCCGTCGAAATCACGATCAGGGGTTGATGAGAAGGTTGATGTCGAACTGTGATAGATCTGTGACCTTGACGGGTAACGACTTGAATATTGATCGCTTTGCAATGGCTTCGGCGTTGGTAGAACGGGCGCAATCGCACAAGGAGTGGATCGGCGACGATCATGGCGACCGCTACGAGGAGGCCTTGGTTTCCGGGGCTATTCCGGAAGAGATGCAGATTGTGATCAAGGAAATCTTCGATCATCTTAGGGCCGCATTAGATTATTGCGCCCAGGAGGTCTGGAGGCATTTTTCGGGAAATCCGCAAGGCGCTAAGGTTTACTTTCCGATCGCCAAAAAGGGGACGAGAGAAAATGAATTTCTGTCAATTATGAACCGACTTATGCCAGGCGTAGCAAGGGCCTCGTCCCCAGCTTACGAGGCTTTCAAAAGCTTTCAAGCCTTTGCGGACCAAGATAATTCATGGCTTCCTGAGCTGGCGACGGTCGTTAATCAGACAAAGCATTTCCATTTGCAAGTGGCTTCTATTCCTCAAAGGAGCATCGTATTTGCTCACAATGGAAACGGTGTTTCGCTAATGTCATTTGCGGAGGGACACGCGCCTAGCCGAGGAACGGCACCATGGATGATGATCAAGGCCACGCAATCTGAAATCGAGCGCGGAGGGACATTTGATGTCGCCTTCCTCCAATTGACGGATATACAAATGGAGCTGCGTTTATTTCTTCATGAAGCGATCTCTGGAGTGAGTCGTGTCATCGAGGAATGCCGAAAGCTTGTTACTTAAGCCACGCTCCCTCAAAAGCAAATGGACTAGGTCACCGACCCGCCTTCGGCACCTCGGTCGATTTCGTTGGCGACAATCGCGTGATTTTCGATATTGGCGGCAACAAATTCCGCCTGATCGTGCATTTCGCCTATCCCTACCGCCGCGGGCTGATCAAGCTCGTCGGCACCCACAAGGAGTATAACAGGATCAACCCGGAGGCGATCTGATGGATATTCGACCGATCCGCACTGCTGAAGATCACGCATGGGCGCTCGCCGAGATCGCCCGTTACTTTGAAGATCAACCCGCGCCCGGAACACCGGAGGCGGATCGCTTCGATGTGCTGGCCGATCTGATCGATGCGTACGAGGCCCGGCACTTCCCGATCGAGGCGGTCGAGCCGATTGACCTGTTGCGGACGCACATGGAGGTGACCGGAAAAACGCAGACCGATCTGGCCGCGCTGCTCGGATCGCGCGCACGTGCATCGGAGGTGCTGAACCGCCGTCGGGCGCTGACCGTGGACATGATCCACAAGATCAGCACCGGTTGGGGCATCCCGGCAGACTGCCTCGTGCGGCCCTACCATCTGAACGCGGCTTAATCGGGCGGGTTCTCCAGGCCGTTACACCCGCGCTGACGCCTTTATATTGATGCCGAACACGGGCGAAGCGCACGCTCCACCCGCGCCCTTTGCTTCACGAAAGCCTCTCGCGCATTTCCTTGATAGCCGCTCCCAGGAGGACAGTTTCAGGCGTCAGGTTGGCTTGTTCTGTGAGGGCTTTGAGCTCCACCATCATGGAGAGAAGGAATTCGAACCGGTCCAGATCGGTCGGCGTTTCTTGCGTAGCGGGATCCGCACGGAAGGCGGTCTCGGAAAGAATAGCGGTCATCGAACTCATCCTCACAAACTCGGTACAGGTTCATTTGATTAAATATGGAAAAATTGATTTGTCGATATGGAATCTATAGTTAACTTCCATAAGGGAGAGGTCCGCGAGGCGCTTGTGCCTTTTTTGTCAATAATTTCAATGTAGTCGGCGCTTCGGTTGTAGCTTATCGGTGCGCTCTCCTTTCTTATGAATCTGGATCCAATATGATCGGTTCAACGCCTGTGGGAAAATCCACCGGTAAGCTGTTGGCCTGTCAAGAAACGGTGTTTACATATTGTGAACAGCGGGACATGCCTACATGCGCGCGGAGCTTCCGCGTAGGCAAAGGCACTTGCAGGGGGCACCATGAACCTCACGACTGGCGCGGCGAAAGAGAAAGAGCACCGAGACATCATCGAAGCGCTGCGCGAGCGGCTCGCGCGTTCGCGCGTCCAGATCGGCCCGCACACCCTTTACAATGCGGACTGCCGGCTCGCGTTGGCGGAGTTGGGCGGGTTTGACGCGGTCATAACGGATCCGCCCTACTCAAGCGGAGGCTCCACACAGGCCGCGCGCAACCAGGCGCCGAGCAGAAAGTATCGCTTTACGGGGACGAAGAAGACCGATCCCGACTTCGGTGGCGATAACCGCGACCAGCGCTCGCTCACGCTTTGGTGCTCCGATTGGATGGCCGAGTGCCTGCGGGCAACCCGCCAGGGCGGCGCGCTCATGTGCTTTATCGATTGGCGGAACCTGCCGGCGATCATCGACGCCTGCCAGGTTGGAGGGTGGGTTTATCGGGGTATCGTCCCTTGGGACAAGACCGAGGCGGCGAGGCCGAACAAGGGGTGGTTCCGCACGCAGGTCGAATACATCGTGACCGCCACCGCGGGGCCGATCACGCGGGACTCCAGCGCGCAAGGGATCTGCCAGACGGGCTATATCCGCACCCCGGTGATCGCTAAAGACAAGCACCACATCACCGGGAAGCCGGTGACCTTGATGCAGGAGCTCCTGCGCACGCGGGACGACTGGCAGAACGTGCTCGATCCGTTCATGGGCTCGGGCACCACGGGCGTGGCGTGTGTGAAGATGGGGCGCATCTTCACCGGAATAGAGTTCGAGCCCCGATATTTCGACATCGCGTGCCGCCGCATCGAAGACGCGATGTCGGAGCAACATGCAGAAGTCGCGTAGCAGCGAGCCCACAGCTCAAGCCGCGACGTCGACATCATAGGCAAACGCCAGCTTGTCGTAATTGAAGCACACGCCATCGCTTGTTCGCTCGATCACGCCTGCGTTGATGAGCCTTGTGATGTCGCGATGCACGGCCTGAACATCGCGGCCAACGCGTCGAGCCACCTCGCGAATTGCGAGCGGGCCTTGCCCGGCAAGCGCCTTCACGATGGCGATGCGGGATGGCGCAAGAACCGTGTGCATATCGTCGTAGCTGGCGAAGCTCACGGCTTCATAAGGCACTTCGCGTCGCTCGCCGGCTTTTACCGCGTCGAGCGCACCGGCAAACGCCTTCCCGAAGTCGGCAAGGCTTTCGATTCTGATGTGAAGCGTCTTCATTTGATGAGCCTTTGCACTTCGGTGTTGTGACGCGTAACAACGTCTGCGTTGTCAACAATGACATCATCATGCGAAGGAGACTAAAAAAAAGGCGCTCGTTTACCTATTTGCGATATGATGCGGTGCTTGTGACACGCTCGTCAAAAACCTAAACGTGTTGAAAGTGAAAGGCCCGTACCAATGCCTTCCCTGCAGATTGAGCCTCAAAATTCCGCGCATTCAGTAGATGACTTTTTTCTGGCCATACGTTTTGCAAGACCAGTATCTGAAAGCGCTCATTTAAATGCAGTTATATTAGGAAGGAAACTAGCAGAGGGACACGATCTTCCGGCTGAAACATCTGAGGCCGGATTATCAATAACTATAGATCCATTTTCCGGCTTGCAACCGCACAACGCAGGAGCCCCAAGCAGGATATTTAGAAGATTTACTCCCATGGGCAGCGTAGAGGAAGAGCTTCGAATTGAGAGGAACCTTGTCGGCTATCGCACAGGAATATATGATCGATGGAGTGGAATAGTCGAGAAACTCGAAACGTTGGTATTTCCACTTGTCGAAATATACACAAATGAAGTTCCTCTACTTGATTCCGTAATTTTGCAGTATGTTGACCGCTTCAAAGTCAAAGGTAAGCGCGAAGTGGATTGGAGTGAGCTCTTTCGACAAGACACCCCCTGGGTTGTTAGTGGCATGCTTCGCACACGGACGGCATGGCATTCTCATTGCGGTCGCTTCGAAGAGCAAAATTCAAAAGCGGGAGAGCGGCGTTTGGTCAACGTTAATGTCGATGTCGGGGAGCCAGCCGAAACGCTCGGCGGCGAACCAACAAATTCGCTCGCCATCTTGACTCTGTGCTCGGATAATTTTATCCGACGAGGAGTAGCTCCCGTCCTGATGGACAACGCAACGATCGCGTCCAACTTACGGGCGCGCTTTGACGCACTTCATGTGCGATCAAAAGATATCCTGAAAGAAGTCATTGCTGACGCCTATATTAAGCGAATCGGTCTGGACAAGGCTCCTTCGACATGAGCGGCACACGAACCTATTTCGTTCCCACGGCTCCGGCATCGCAAACGTTTGCGGTTGAACCGTTACCGGATGATCGCCCCAACCTATCGGTTTGGAGTGACTTTACGTCAGGTGCCTATGCAAATAATTTGGTATGGGTTTCCGGCTTAAGTCCGAGTGTAACCGATTACGTTGCTGATCTTAACTCGCCAATATCTGAGTTTAGGCGGCATTTATTTGCAGAGCATTTGGCACAAATACTGCCCCAAATCGAACGTCTTAATTCGATGAAAGAGGCCGCATCCGAATGGGATGGCTATAATGCTGTTCCACCAAAAGGTGGAACTTTAGATCGAGCAGAAAATCTGCTTTTTCTTTTTGCAGACCAAGGACTGCCGATACCGACAGCCTCGGTTTCCTCGACAGGCAACGCAACGTTAGTGCGTAACGACAGCACTTATCTTGACCTAGAAGTTCACGAGAACAACACGATAAGTTGGCTTGTGCAGCTTCCCAACGGACCAGAAGTCGAAGGTGATGAGCCTTTCGACGGGACGAGGAGAGCTCTACGTATTCTTAATATCCTCAAACACGCTCCTGGCTCAAATACATGACATCTTGCCGTGAACTATTTTCAACAAAAGGTTTAGAAGGAAAAGACTTACAACAAAAAGTGGAGGAGCAGTTTCCAAACGGAGCATGCGAGGCTGAAGCAGTAAGCGAATGCTCGTCTGGGCCCGTCGACAATTCTGAAACAATGGCCCGTCTCATTTTCTCCCCCATCCACTTGGATGAAAGAGGAGACATAGTTTCATCTGCATTTAGTGATGCCTGGAACAGCGATCTATCGGTTTTTCGTGAAGAAAAGGCATCTCGCGAGGAATTAGATTACGCAATTACCAAGGTAAAAGAAATCGGCCTCGCCAAAGTGCCGCCTAGGCCGCGCGAGTTGGTGGCCGTAGGAATGGCAAAGGCTAGTGTGGTTCGAGCCATTCGAACGAAATCAAATTCAAATGCGTTCAGAATTTATGATACAGCGAACGCCAATGCTCCAGATCATGCGTCTGTATTTGTAACAAAGGCTGGGCGTTCGGAAATGTCCGAGAAGCAAGTACGTCGCCGCCTTTTTGAGGTATTCGTAAGATCAAAAAAATATCGAGACATTCTCTAATCTGCTACATTTCTCGTGACGATTTAAGACTGGCACCAACATCATATTAATCTACAACCCCCGCCGCCATCAGATCGATAGCGAGCGCCCGAACCTTCCCATGCCCACTAAAACGCACGGGTTGAGGCCATGACCGCGCCGCCGGATGCTGGCGCAGTGTGCCGAGGTTAAACGGTTGCGCACGGAAAATCCGCTCAAGCTCGGCGTGGCTGTTCGCCACGACCAAGACCGCGCCGCCGCCTTGCTCTTCGGGCGTCATCACCCGCAGCCCGTGGCGGTTCAGAACCGCTGAGCATGTCTCCACGGGCAACTCTGAGTTCTGCCCTCCGTCCAATACGGTCGCGACCAACTCATCGACAGTGCGCATCTTGCTCCCATCGAGCCGCAGCGACGCCTGCAGAAGATGCGTGAGGGCCGCGTCGTGATCCGCGTCGGTCTTGCCGCGCGCGATGGCGCCGCCCAGCCACCGCCATTGATCGAGGCGCTGCATGGCCACTTCAGGCGTTATGACGGCCGTCGTGTGTAGCGACATCCATCCGGCGAGCGGCCCCGCCAAGGTGTCGCCGAGGCGGCGGCTCCCTGTCTTCTTCGCAATAGCCGCGGCGAATGTCTCGGCGTTCTGGAGTATCGTTGGGACGAGCGCGAGCGTGCGCAGGAACAGCCCGCGCCCGAACGCTGGTGTAATGATCCGCTCGGCGTCGGCCTTCAGCTTCGCGAAGTGCTCTGCCCGTGCGCGCTTGTCATCATCGTCATCGAAGGGGCTCGTCCCGCGCAAGGATAGCGTTATGATGCGGCTTTCGTCGGCGGGCTGGGTGCCGTTTTTGTCGATGCTGGCGAACAGGAACGACGAGCGCACGTGAAATGCTGCTGATGCCTGCCCGCCACCTGCTTTGATAATGGGCGCGCCGTTCGCGCTCGACGCCTGCCTCGCGAGCGCCAGAACCCCTCCGATGCGGTGCTTGTCGGCCTCGGTCTTTGCCTCGCACTCATCGAACAGTACGGGCAGAATGTCGCCGCGCAGCGCGCGTCTTATCCCCGGTTCCGTGGTGTTGCCTTGCACCTCGATCGCAAACCCCTTGAGCACGCTGGCTGCGATCTGCTCCATGATGTAGGACTTGCCTGCCCCGCGTTCCGCGGTGAGCCAGATATGCGATCTCCAATTCAGCGCACCGCAGATCGGGGCGATGGTCAGCCAGCCAGCCAGGATCCGCCCCATGTCGGGCTCAGTCCATGATGGGCGCGTCAGTAGCGCCTCGAACTCTCGCGTGGTGGCTGTATCAAGCGGTTCCGCCTTGCCTAGGCAAAGTTCTGGTCGCTTGGTGTAGATCCAGCGCGCTCCCGGCAGGCTCAGACCGTGCGGCTTCCCGTCCACGAGGAGGCGGTTCCCGAGATGGGCAACGATGCGCTCGCGGTCGATTATCACGCCCCGTCCGACCTTCACGGATGGGTCAAAGACGCCTTCCCGCTCGCACAGACGTAGCATGGCGTTCGCCGCTGCGTCCCAATCGCACCCGCTCTTGGCCGGGTAATTCATCTCCCACCACGACAGCGGGGCGATGCCCAGGAGCGCGGATTTTGTGTGGCCTGAGCCTGGGATTGTCGCCACCTGCCCGCGCCCAGGCACCCAGTAGTAATACGTGCCTTCATCTTGCCCGAGCGGGCGAGGCGCCACGCCGTCGTCGGAGAAATCCTCCGCAACCGCGTCGAACTGCCCATCGAACGGCATGTCGTCGGGCGGCGGCGGGAGTTCCTTGACCGAAGGATTGAGCAGGGCGTCGATGGCTGCGCGGATGCACCCGTCGCCATGGATCTGGTAAAGGTCATCGAAGTCCGTAGCTTTATCTTCGCCCTGCTCGAACTGCGGGATCACGATGGGCGCACCGATGGCTTCGGCCGCCTCGCGGGCATAGTGCACGCCGGGATTGTTCAGCGGCTGCGTTGTGAAGCGGTCGTTGTCCGCCATGACGATGAAGCGCGCCGCCGGATATTTCTTCTTCAGCGCGAGCGATGCGGGCGTCAGGTTCCCAGCGTCGAAGCACGCAATGGCCCGATCGTTCGTGTCCTGATGGATGCGAGCGGCAGTGGCGTAGCCCTCGGCGAGGTAGATCGGCGCATCGGGCGCGCGGTGTTTCCCGACCGAATGAAAGGCACCCTGCTTCGGCGTCCCCCTAACGAACAGCTTCTTGCCGTCACCCCATATCATCTGCACGCCGACGAGCTTCGCGTTGCCCTCGGTCGTGTGGTACATCGGCACGATAAGCGTGCCCTTGCGCGCCGTCTCCTGCCCGCGTTCTGGATCGATCACGTAGCACACATCGCGCATGAGCACGCGCGCACCGGGAAACGCAGGCAACCCCTTCTCAGCGAGGTAAGGGTGCTCTTTGACCGGGACGCTGTTCTCCTTCGTCATCATGCGCGCGGCGACATCGGCGGCGGCGACCGCCATGCGTGCCGCGTATTCCTCGCGCTGGCGTCTCGCATCATCAAGGCGCTGCTTGATGGCTGCGCGCTCGGCGGGGGTCATCTCTTTGATGCTGCGCCCGCCGGTCCAGTTGTCCTGAATGCCGAGTTTGAAATGTCCGAACGTGCCCGATGGTGGCTCATCTACATGCAGGACGTACCAGACGTGCCTCTTCTTCTGGCCGCCCTTATCCGTGGAGTCGGCACGATGCAGCACGCCATCGGCAATCGGATGCCCACCGCGGTTCGAGGCGCAGTCCATGTGCACGCCGCTCGCGCGCATCGCGGCGAGGAAGGCTTCCTTGATGTCCGCTTCGTTCACCGTCGCCTCGTGAAGACCGCTTGCAATGCCTCATCGACCGAACGCACGACAGCGGCCACGCCGCCGCGATCCTCGACATGGTCGAGGAAACGCCGCTGCGGCGTGGAGAGACGGCCAGAGCCGTCCTTGACTTCCCAGGCGTGAAAGATCGCGACCGTCCGCCCGACCATGTCGGGCGTGATCGTGACGGCCTCGATCCCGACGATGTCGGATGAGCCTTCGCATAGCCCTGCCCTGACCGGGCGCGCGTTGAAAACGACGCGTTCGCCGCCCCGCGCGCGGTAGATCTCGCCCGGGCGAAGCGAAAGGGATTTGCCCGCCCACCCGACAGCGGTGTTGTTCCGCCAGACGGTGAGGCCCGCAGCCGATAACGCGATCAGCACGCGGTTCATGAGCGCGGTGCCGGTGGAGCTCATTACCGCCTCGCCGCAGTCGTCTGGCGTTCGCACACGGCTGCATAGTGGCGAAAGACTTCGCCTGCGCCGCTCGGGCCGAACCACTGGACGAAGCGAACCGCCAGGCCGTCGAGGATACCGAAGGCGTAGCCTTCATGTCTCGCCTTCGGCGATGGCGGCAGCATCGAGTCCATCGTGTGGCGCCCGGACTCGCGCATGCGCTGCGCGCCGGCCGCTTCGGCGATATCCATTCGTCCGGTCTTGACCAGATCAAAGTAAGTCTTCGCCACAAGTCCCCCTTAGCGAACGTATCGAGTTTCTGTCTTTTGCTTGCGCGCCCGGAACACGTGTTTGGCCCACCCGCGGGGGCTCTTCATGCCCCTCGCCTTCCCCAGCGCGATCAGCTCGTCGAGGCTCTTCGCCTTGAACTGTTCGCGCGCGCGCTCGACACGCGCCGACGATCGGTCGATCTCCTGTAGCTCGCCTTCCAACTCTTCGATGGTGCGCCCTGTCGTTGGGTAGGAATGGCCGCAGTTCGGGCAGACGGGCGCGGGCGCATGAACGCGAAAGCACATCGGGCATTGCCGCGTCGGAACGCTCTCTTCGTCGTCGGCCTCGCTTGCCCGCTTCTTGGCAGCGCGCCCTTCGAGGGACCAAATCCTGTCCTCGTCCGGCAGCCCGTGTCCGCGCCCGCCTTGTTCGCGAGGCAGGCTGTTGCCAGCATGGTCGAGGATGATGGCCTCGGTTTTTCCGGGGTGCGTGCGAAGCGCCCGGCCCACCTGTTGGAGGTAGAGCGCCAGGGACTGCGTCGGGCGAAGAAGGATCGCGCATTCAAGCGCCGGCAGATCGAAACCCTCCGAGACGAGATCCACCGAGCACAGGATTTGAATCTGACCGGTCTCGAAAGCGGCGATCAGCTCGTCGCGGTTCTCGGACTTGCCGTCGATATGCGCGGCCCGGAAGCCGGCGGCCTGGAAGCGCTCCACCACGCTCATCGAGTGCTTGATGGATACGCAGAACACCATGGCGCGACGGCCGCGCGCAAACCGCGCGTAATGCTCGACCGCATTGCCGGTAATAGCCGAGGTCGAAGCCCGTTCCTCAAGCGCAGCCTTGTTGAAGTCGCCAGCCATGCGTTTGATGCCGGTGACGTCGATGGTGCCTGGAGCGAAGAGCCGATAAGGGGACAAAAAGCCGTTTTCGATGAGCCAGGCCGTGCTGGGGCCGTGGACCATCGTATCGAACCAGCGGCCAAGTCCGGTGCCGTCGAGGCGTTCGGGGGTAGCCGACAGGCCGACCGTTTTCGTTCCCCGGCGCGCGAAGCTGTCGATGACCTCGGCCCATGTCGCGGCACCGGCATGGTGCGCTTCATCCGGCACGTAGAGATCAGGGGCCGGGTAGCGGTCGAGCCGCTTGGCGAGCGTCGGGATGCTGGCGATCTGAATGGGTTGACGAGGATCCGGCGTAAAATCGGCAGCGATGACGCCGAAGGGGATGCCGACCTTCTGAAAGGTCTTCATCGTCTGCTTGATGAGTTCGCGGCGATGGCACCCGAACACAACGCGCTTTCTGCGCTTCGCCGCGCTACCCGCCATATAGGCGGCGATGGCCGTCTTGCCGCCGCCGGTTGGCAGCTGCACGAGCACGGATTTCACTTCGCGAAGAGCATCGCGCGTGTCCGTGATCAGCTGGGCCTGGTAGGGGCGAAGCGCAAATGCCATCAGACTGCCACCCCAGCTTCCCGGGATCGCTCAGCCATGAGCCTGGCGTGATAAGGGCAATAGCTCAGGCCGTGAGCCGTGGGCTCCCCGCAGCACAGAGCTCGCGCGGAAGACAGATCGCCGTTTGTCTCTATCGGATACTCGCAAAGCCCGGGCCTCATGAAATAGGCGGGAACCCCGCAGGTTCCGGGCGCAGCCAGATCCGCATCCGTCGGCGGAAAATCCAATGCGGGTTCGTCAAAGTCCTGGGGGTGATGGCTGATCAGATCTCTCAGATCAGCGACACTTACGCTCGTGTAGCGAGCGATCACGATTAGGGAGGCGCCCAGGGCCCAAAGATAGCTCGCTTTCCCTAAGATGAGATGGTGCATTTCTATGACCTTGATGAAACTTTTTTACGTTTGGTGCCGATTTTTTACTTTGTGGTTCTCACTCCTTCTGCTCTCGAACATCGGGAAATAGCGACAAGCCGCCGTGATGCGCTGTGACAGTTCTCGCGCGCATTCTCTCTCCCGGTTGGCGAGAACTAGTTGCATATCTGTTGATAATCTGTTTCCGGTTCGGTCAACGTGAGCTGGCATGAACCGTCGCTCTGCCATCGGACCGTCATCATGGAATTCGGCTGCATCCGCACACCCTCTTTCGTTTTCAGGTTGTCAACCATATAGGCGCGCCGAATTACCTGCGCCGGCAATCTGGCACTTTCCTCTCGCAACTCCTCACCCGAAGCACGCGAGACAAGTGGTGACATATGGTAAACGACCATGCAAGAGGTTTGTTGTTGCGCAAACGCCGGCACGCTGAGCAATCACAATCGGTTAATGATAATCGTTGACAATCCGAGAACATTTCCGATAATCCGGCGCATTAAACTGTAGGCCTGGAGGTCGTTTGTCCTACGATGGCAAAAAACATAGATCGCAAATGGTTTGAACGCCGCATCGCCGAGCTGCGAATCCCCTCGCAGGCGGAGCTTGCACGGCGTCTTGGCATATCAAAAAGCCTGCTTTCCCTCGTGCTCGACGGGAAACGATCCGCAAATCTCGAACTGGCACAGGGGCTTTCCAGAGAATTGCGGATGCCGCTTCTTGAGATCGCTCGCCGCACTTCCGGAGACATGATGGATGCCATAGAGGCTGTGGCAAAATTGGAGCGCGGCGTCACGCTCGAAGTGGCCGGGACCATCGGCGGCGATTTCGCGGTGGATCTCTATCCGCCAAGCAGGCGTCGTACGATGGTGCGGCTTGAGATCGATGCGCCGGCAGGCGCCCAGGCGCTTGAGTATCGAACCGCCGGCACGCAGGCGGCCATGTTCGATGGCTCCATGTGTGTCGTCGGTTCGCAACGGCCGGTCGACCCCGAAGCGATGGTCGGCCGCTACAACATGGTGTGGCTCGCCGACGGCCGCATTCTCATGCGCTTTGTCGACCGCCTGGAAAAAGAGGGCTATTTCCTTTCGGCGGTTGGCTGCGAAGACATCACCTCCAAACTGGATGCCTACGCGCCGGTGATCGCCATTCTGGCGGGATAGTTAAGACCTATCATTTATTGTTGACATTTTGCGAGTCGGTTTGCATGATGTAAACATCAGCAACGGCAAACCGGCTCCACCACATGGCACCCCCTATTCAGTTCGGCGCGTTCACGCCGATTCCCGGCTTCTCGAAGTTTCGGCTCTGCTCCCTGCTCGACAGGGAGGGGATTTAGCATGACCGCATCGTTGACAACCTGCAAACCATATTCAAGCGATGCGGAATGGTTCAAGCCGAGCACCGAGCGGGCCTGGCTGGCGCTCCGCGAAAGCGACATCACAGCCACCCAGGCCGCGGCGCTCTTCGGCGTCTCGCCCTACCAGACGCCTTTCGACCTCTATCAACAGCTCGCCGGAACGCTGCGTGTCGAGTTCGAAGAGAACGAGCGCATGCGCTGGGGCAAGCGCCTGCAAAGCGCCATCGCGCGCGGCATCTGCAAGGACAACGGCTGGAAGATCATCGACGGGCACCGCTTCCTCTACGCTCGCTCGAAGGACCATCCCGGCCTCGGCTGCTCTCCCGACTACATCATCTTCGATCCTGCGCGCCCCGCACTCGGTTATGGCTGCCTCGAAATCAAGAACGTCGACTTCTTCGTCGGCAAAGACGACTGGGCCGAGGATGAGGCCCCGCCTCACATCGAATTCCAGCTCCAACACCAGATCGGCGTTTGCGGCTTCTCGTGGGGCGTGATCGGCGGGCTCGTCGGCGGCAACACCGTGAAGCTCTTCGAACGCCAGGCCGACGCCGAGGTCATCGAGAAGATCTTCACAGCCGCCCGCGAAATGCGCGAGCGCGTCGCGCGCGGCGAGCCGCCGGCCCCGGATTATCTCAAGGACTATGAGACGCTGCGCGCGCTCTACCGCAATGCGGAGCCGGGCAAGAGCATCAACCTCGACCAACCCGAGCCGGATGTGGACCGGGACAAGCTCACAAAGCTGATCGAGGCGGCACACGAGGCCGAGGTTGCCGCGAAGAAGGCGGACGACCTGAAGAAGGCCAGCCGCGCCGAGCTTCTCGATTTCCTGAAGGACACCGAGACGGTCTTCGGAGCGGGCTGGAAGGTCTCCGCCACCACGACACATCGCTCTGCGTCCGTCGTGAACTATCCCGCCACAACCTACCGCAACCTCCGCATCACCCAGCCAAAGCCCAAGAAAGGCAAGTAATGACCGAAACCACGGCCTTAACCGTGCATCGGCAGGAGCCGCTCAGCGTCTTCTCCGGCGAAGAAGCATTCTCGACCGCGCAGCGGATCTGCCGGGCGCTCTGTTCATCGAACCTCGTGCCGGAGAGTTACCGCGGCGAGAACATGGGCAACGCGCTTATCGCGCTCGACATCGCGAACCGCATGCGGATCCCGCCCCTGATGGTGATGCAGAACCTGCATGTCATCGAAGGGCGTCCGTCCTGGGCGTCGAACTTCATCATCGCGGCCCTGAACGCCTGCGGCCTGTTCTCGCCTATCCGCTTCCGCGTGACGGACCTCGGCGAGCGCGACGCGACGACCTACGAATGGACCGGGCCGAAAGGTGCGAGAGAGCGGGTCGCCAAGAACGTCAAGATTCACGACAAGGAATTCATCGCCTACGCGGTCGAAAGGGGCACCGGCGAGGTGCTCGAAGGTCCGCCCGTTACGCTCTCCATGGCGGTTTCGGAGGGGTGGTATTACCGCAGCGGCTCGAAGTGGCCGTCGATGCCCGATCTTATGGGGCGCTATCGCGCCGCTGCTTTCTTCGGTCGTCTTTACGCACCGCACGTCCTGAACGGTATGCCCGCCGTGGACGAGGTACAGGACACCGCTTTCGATACTGTGCCGCTCAAGGGCGAGGTCATCGAGGCCGACCCTGTCGCGAAGCCCGATGAAAAGCCCGCGGGCCGCCCGAAAGGCGTGCACGCCGCGCTGAAGAAAGCCGAAGAGGCAAAACAGGCTGTCGAAGAAAAGCCCGCAGAGAAGAAGGCTGCGAAACGCCCGCTTTCTGAACCCGAACCTGCGCCGAAGGACGAAGCCCCTGCGCAGGACGCCTCTGCAGGCGAAATCATTGATGCCGACTACACAGACGCGGACGACGTCTTCGACGCGCCCGGCGAAGACGACGGCTACTCCCCAGACTGAGAGGACTGAACGATGTCAGACGCAGAGCTTCTGCGAACGCCAGAGCTTGCGACGCGCCTTGGCGTGTCGCAGGTCACCCTTGCCCGATGGCGCCGGCTCGGAACGGGCCCCCGATTCCTCAAGCGCTCGGGCATCATCTTCTATCGCGCCGAAGACGTAAGCGAATTCGAGAGCAAGCGCGACCGGATCCGCACGAGCACGCGGGAGGCGAACTAAGCCATGCCCCCGGACCTCGACGCTTTCAAAATATGGTTGTCCGGCTGCGGCGGCGAGGTGCTCGGGCCCGTGAACGAATGGGAAGTCATTCGCGTGCGGACGAGCGTCGGCATCCTCGTCGCGCATCGAACGAGGCGCGGCCGGCAGATCTGGCCGGCGGCGCTTCTTGCCCTCGCTCAGCAATTCGAGCGTGGGGAGATCCCCGCCCTCGCGGCAACGAGGCGCGGGCGCACGCCTTCGCGGCTTCGGCAGCGGTTCGCCGCGCTTGCTGCACGCGATGGCGCGGGCTGCTTCTTCTGCGGCCACGCCGTGCCCGCGCCTGGCGTGACTTGCGATCCAGATATGTCGCCAACCATCGAACATCTCGTGCCGGTCGCTCACGGCGGCCCGAACCACCTCTCGAACTGCTTCCTCGCCCATCGACGCTGCAACGCCGCCGCCGGCAACACGTCTGCGGCCGAGAAAGTTCGGCTGCGCGATGCGATGCGTGCGGCATTGAGGAGTGTTTGATGGGCGGAGGCAACAAACGCGCTGCGTTCGCGGAGCGCGGCAACGATCTCTACGAGACGCCACCGGAAGCCGTTTGGGCGCTGCTGAAACATGAGCGCTTGCCAGATGAGATCTGGGAGCCTGCTTGCGGGCCGGGATCGATCGCGCGCGTTCTGCGCGAATCCGGTCACGGCGTGTTCGCGACCGACCTCGTGGATTACGGCTGGTTTCAGCAGGACATGAGCGGCGCGGATTTCCTGATGGAGCGCGAAGCACCGCGCTCCCGCGTCTGCGATGGGGCTATCGAGTGCATCGTAACCAACCCGCCGTTCAAGATCGCTGCGCAGTTCGTCGAGCACGCTATCGAGCTGTGCCCGCGCGTCTACATGCTTTTGCGCCTCGCCTTCATAACGGCTGGCAACAAGAACGACGCGGAGGGCCGCGCTCGACGCGCCGTGCTCGATGGCGGCCATCTGGCGCGCGTTCTCGTGTTCAGGAACCGCCTGCCCATGATGCACAGGGACGGCTGGACGGGACCGCAAGCATCATCATCGACGGATTTCGCTTGGTTCGTCTGGGACCGCGAGCACAGCGGAGAAACTACCATCAAGAGAATTAAGTGGGAGCCGCTCCGCGCAGCAAGGGAGGTCGCATGACGGCCCCAGCACTCACCGAAATCAGTCTTACCAACCAGCGCCCAGCCATCGCGGCCTTGTTTGAGGCGCGCCGCCGTATCGGCATCCGAAACGACGAGCTTCGGGCGCGGTCGGGCGTTGCGATCAACTCCGCTCAATATTGGCTGGCGGGCAGGTCTGCCCCCACCATGGGAAACCTTGTCGCCTTCGCCCGCGCGTTAGGCTTCGAGGTGGTTCTTCGCCGCGAGCGCCCGCCCGCTTGCGAGATGGCCTTCAACGACCAGTCGGACGTGATGGCGATGCTTCTCGCAGAGAGGAAGCGTCTCGGCATGAGTTTCCTGGATCTCGAGTCGCGCAGCGGGATCAGCGTCAACGCCATGTTCGCGTGGCGTGCAGGGGCAAGCCCTCAGCTTGCCAACCTGGTCGCCTTCGCTGGCGCGCTCGGCTTCGAGGTCGTGCTGCGTCCGATTTCGGAGGTGGCCCGATGA